GGTATAATTGAAAGCGAGGATCAAAATAAAATATTATAAAAATTTTGATAGTGTGCAATTGAGAGTGAGGACCAGTACAATATCAAGTCCCCTCTCCTAACAAGTAGGGGAAATCCCCCGTCAAAGAGTTAATGTGTTAATAAAACCTTATGGTGTATAGGTAACCGTAAAATGATATGGATTTGTCTATCAAGGATAAAGACGTAAAGAACTACGAACTTACGAAAGTAGAGGTAAAAACCTCCAAAGACGGCAAAGCACGCTATGCAGTGTGCGAGTTCAGACAAGCAGGTCTAAGAAAGGTGCTGCAAGAGCAAACTAGACCTGTTGTGATGCAGTTAATGGCTGCATATGGTAGTACTAAGGAACATGAAGATGAGTACTTCAAGGCAATAGAGGAAACTATTGGTGAAGTTTTTCCCATCTGTCGTGTTGAAGTAACAGGCTTTCCTGACTTTATTCGTAAGGACAATGATGGTAAAATCATCACTGAGACTAAGGAAAGAGACGGTAAGCAAGTAAAAGTAGCTTCCATCTATAACTCTGTCTTCATCTATACACTGTGTACTGACGAAGGCGAATGTATCAAGTCTGATGCAAGTCTTATCAAGCGTGGTGAGAACTTGTACAACAATTCTCAGCGCATTGTTGATTATGTTGAGTATGATACTAAGCGTAAAGCAGCTAAGGCAGCTAAAGAAGCAGCTAAGGCAGCTGAGGAGAAGAAGTCTAATCCGTTGTTGGAGGGTGAAATAGTGGATGACGATGAGTTGTAATGAGTAAGTGGGAGGGAGTGGTAAACACCATCCTCTCTCCCCTCATTTTCACTCTTTTTCACACCAAGCCCATTAGTAATTTATATAATATATAGCGTAATTTAGAACATAAACAAAATCGGTCATGAGTAACGGAACAAAAGCAACAATAGGATTTTACATAATGTCATGTTTATACCTATTATCAATGGGATTAGATCCAAAAGCGAAATTCTCAGCAATATTAGATATGATATTAGAATGGTCATTAGCTTATTGGATATTTATTGGAATATGTTACTTAATAATAAACTCATTTAATAAATAATATCATGAGCAAAAGAAAATATCACAAATCAAATTGTGATTCTACAGTACGAGCAATCGTAACAGATGCACTAGGACGTAAAGTTATCCTAGTTGGAAAGCACGCTTTCGAGTGGTCTATTATTCTCGAAAAAGAAGGAAAATTAGTAATAACTACCTTTCCTAATAGAGAAAAAGCAGTAGATACATTTAACAATAAATATAGAAGAAAATGAAAGCACTCAATTACATTCTATTTGGTATACTATTGTTAGTATTATTATTTTATATAGTAATAACAATAAGTCAGCCACGTTACGCAGTAACTAACATATTACTGTACATAATACCAACTCTAATTGGTATCTATTTTGGTGTTAAGGTTATTAAACATGAATAACAAACCACCCAGTGTATGAAGTGATACACAACTCTCTTTTTAATTTAATATAATGCAGCCATAGTTAGTGACAAGCCTAATTAAAAAATGCAGAGTCTATTAAATTATTTAATATATGAAAAAGGTAATATCATTCATTTGGTTAGTATTAAGAATACTTATCTATATGATAATATTATTAATACTGTTGGACGATCCCATCCTATATCCAATATGTGTGATATTATTTGCATATATTGAATTTAAGGATAAAGTAAATGTTAGTGTTTTTCATGGTATTATAGATGAAGTTAAGAAAGAATTGAAGTAACAACATTCTTTTGGTTAAAATGTAAGACACACATCTGTTGTGAAACACGTGTGTGCCATTTAAAAGATTTTTACAAACATTGATTATAGCCTCCTAAAGGCAACGAAGTCACGACAGAACTGTTGTATGCCTATTGTGAAATACGCATACAATTCCCTAGAGTAAAGACAACCTCATCGAGACTAACTACACTACTTCATACGCATTCTGATTAATACACAAGTTAGCGGTTCTAGGGTCTAGTAGGTTTAAATTGCCGGGCTGAACGAATGCCAACGGCTACCGAAGCTAATGTCTTTAAATCTGAATCATTAATACTTAATAATATGATAAGAATAATAATTCAGAAAAAAAAGAGTCGTAGTATATCTCTATATAAGAGAATTGTGACTCTTAAAAAAGAGCTTAATTTAAGTTGGCTTGATGCAATTAAATTAGCTTATAAATTAAGTAGAGGATACGGTGTAGTAATCAATACTGCTATCGCATCCAAGCAACAGTGCATGTATTCATACATGGACAATCTTCATAATCAATTACATCGTTTATTCGATACTAATTGGAAACAAGATGTAGAAACTGTTGCTATGCAAATACCCAAAAAAGACTTTGACCTATTTAAATTAGGTGGAGGATATAGGGTATATATTGCAACAAAACCCGGTTATATAGATCACTTCTTACAGATCTATCCATAATCAGGTAAGGGAGATTTATTTCTCCCTTTTAAAAAGAAAAACTTGTTGAATTATAGAACTCTATTCATGTATCTGTTGTGAAACACGTACTGATTAAATTGAAATCCTAAGTAGATACATAAGACAGCTTGGCGGCGTTAGTACTGTGTTATTTACTTAGGATTATTTTAGATTATTATTAACAATTAAAATATAAAATCAGTATGAAAAGTATGAATAAAACTATTAAATTTGATTTTCGTAAATTTTCAAATAAGTTATTATGTATAAAAGCATTAAAAGATATCTTTAAGTTTGATTTACAAGAAGCTAAGGGTATTGTAGATTCTGGAATGTATTTTCATGATCTAGAACATTTCTCTAACAAAAATGAAGCAATTAATTTTTACGATTCAGTGTTTCATCAATTTATAGATATAGTAAGAGAAACTCCTCCAAATGGTATTAAATTTATTTGGATAGATTCTAATTCTCAAAATATCCAAGAAATTAATAACAATGTAGTAAAAGTAGGCTCAGTATATATTCTTACTGAAGAAGAATACAACCGCCTTCGTAAATGTAATAATTTATTAATGGATATGTTAGGTACATATAAACAATTTCTACAAGCTTATGAATCCTTTAAATAAATCTTCATTAAAATGTCTTTTATATGTGTTACTACTATTGGTAGTAGTAGCTGGGGGTATCTACACCATAGCTATTACAGGAGAGTTAATAATAACCTCATTAGGTATGGGTGTTATACTAGGTTTGTTCTTTATTTTAATTAATAAAGAATCTCAAAGAATAGAAAAGTATTTATACGAGGAAGAACAAAAACAACAAGATTAAAAAGGCAATATTGCACAGTTTTATTAATAAATCAATTATTTCTATGAACAAGTTTCGAGACGTAGCCATTGGGCTACTTTGCATCGTACTATTAGGAGGAATCCTATGGTATGGGTACGATAAGTACCATGGTACAGAAGCTCAAAAAGCTTTAGAATCAACTAAAAATGAGGTTATTATTCCTACTTTGGAAGAAAGACTTAACGATTGGAATGTTGAAAAGCATGACATGGAATTATACGATTTGTGTATGGAACTTCCAGAACAAATCGTACGTACTATTCTTAATAGAATAGGTACAACTGCAACGTATGAAGAGATTGCTGAAGAGTATCTCCGTAATACAAACTATTATATTAGTATGCAGTTAAAAGAAGTTATGCCGGGAATAACAGGTCCAGATGCTAAGAATGCTAAAGTGGAAATAAAGACTGAAGTAAGTAGGCCGGAAAAAGAAAGTGAGAAAGCTGTCAAAGTACCAATTACGGTAATAGATAGTATTAAATGATCATGATTGCAATAACTTTTTTGAATTTCTGACTTATAATTCATTTATATGCATTGCCTGTGAAGGTAGTGCATATTTTTATTATTAGATCATCAGAAGATGACAAACTTAAATAAATTATGAGATATATAAATTATTATGATAATGATACTCTTAGTATATTTGATAAGAATACTAATAAAATACTAGCAAATATATTATTAGATAAAGAAGATATACCAAAAGTACAAAAACTTCATTGGAGATTAAATGAAAAAGGTTATGTTATAGCGTCAACTAAAAAACACAAAACTATAAAATTACATAATTTTATATTAGAAAGAGATACTAGTAATCAAAAGATTACTTGCGATCATATTAATAGAAATAAATTAGATAATAGAAAAGAGAATCTAAGAATAATATCTCATTTAGAAAATAACTTAAATACAGATAGAATACAAAAAGGAAAAGGTTATTGTTTTAGAAAAGATAGAAATAAATGGATGGCTTATATTGGAATAAATTATAAATTAAAAACTATAGGATATTTTAATACAGAAAAAGAAGCTAAAGAAGCAAGAAAGTATTACTGTGAGAATCAGTAATAAGCATGTGGGGCTTATGTCTTATCAAAAGGGTGGCCAACTTTTAGATAGCATTAGTGCGGACGTTAAAATCATGCCGTTAATAAGAATTGTACTGGCAATACAATTCTGCTACAACGTAAAATATGTTAGATAGCCGATTATAAGAAGTTTTATGTAAGAGTTTTTTAATATTTATTTTGCAAGCATAAAACTTTACGATGACACTTGTTATTAGTTGCTCATAGTACAATATGAGTTGTTGTTAATCAACAATCGTTCAATCAAAATCTTCTCCGTAGTTGTACATGCGGAGACGTCGTTAAAAGTTATAACTTAAATTTATCAAAAATGAAACAGTTACATCTTATTGGAACTACAGGAAATAATTTATGTCTTGTACAGATTCCAACTTCTTGGTCCCAACAAGAAGCAAAAGAAATGCTTGAAAGAGCACTTCTTGTTTTCATGCAGGAAAAAGATAATCCAGAATTTCTTTCTTCATTAAACGAAGAAGAACTGAAACATCAATTTCCTAAATTCGATTCTAAGTTAATCGAGCAAGTTTCTGTTTTACTTCAGAATGTAGGTACACCAATATCTACAGGAGGAGGTCTTACATGGCAAGTAGAAGTACAGAATTACTTATTACGTAATCCTACTTTTACTAGAGACTTAGTTCTCTTATTTAACAATCCTCTCAAGAAAGAGGAGAAAGAGTATCTTTGTATTAACTACATTGAGGCATTACCTGAAATTGTTAAAGTTTTTAAGAGCTATGTCTAAAACGTGGAAAGAAAGTAAAGCAGTAAAACAAGGACGTTCTGAAAAAGGACGTCCTAAGCCTAAAATGGAACCCTATAAAAAGGGTACTAAGAATAAAAAAGAAATTTATTGATTACTCGCCAGTTATCATATAATTTAATTTTTTATTAATATGGTGGTTATCCCCGAATCGTGAATAAGCCCAGAGTCCTACAGCAAATCAAAGCTATGTGAAGATGCATAGTACGCTAATAAAGTAAAGGGGGCAGCATACGATAAGAAAACAAAGACTATGCCACGATTCATTATTTAAAAGTATGGAAATAAGAAATGTTATAGAACTTTCTGCATTTAGTAAATCTTTATCAAAGAAAATTACGTACTTAAATCATGAAGAACGTATACTTATTGATATAGAACAAATTGCTGCAATAACTCCATCTTCAGAAAGAGAGGATTTACCTAAGAAAGTAGGTTTATCTTCTTATAATAATGATGAAGTAAGAGAAGAATTGTACACTTGTGTACTACTTAAATGCGGTTTTAGTATAAGAGTAATTGAATCAGTAGAAGAAGTATATAACAAAATACAAAGAATATATAATTCTACTATCTAGTAATAAAAATTAATAACTAAAAAGTAAAAAGTAATGACACTTGAAGAACTTATTTGTCGAAGTAATACCGCTGGTATTAGTAATGTTTCTACTAGAGGACAACCTATTACCTCTACACTTTGTAAAAAAGATATAAAAGGATCAATAAAGAGCGCAATTAGTGAGAATCCTAGTTTTAAGCAATTTCTTGAAGAGAATAATGCTTATGGTAGATATGTAAAAAATGTCACCAATCAAATATTGCGAAGTAGAGATATCTCTGATAAACTAATTAAATGTGTACATAGAATCGCTCATAGTAATTATAGTAATAGAGAGATTATTAACGGCACTATTAGCTGGGGTAGTACGTCAGAAGGTAGCGATTATTGGTTTAAATTATATGTTGATCCCAAAAAATAAACAGTAACAATTTTAATTTAAAAATCAATTTTATTAACTTATCAAAATTTTAAAAATTATGGCAGATTTTAATTTAGATGCAAAAATGCAAGAGCAAGAGAACAATCAAGGTAAAGTTAACACTTCCGCAGTAGACAAAGCAAAAGAGAATATTGCTGCAAAGAAGTTAGAACAAGAGACCCGTGAAGTTGAACGTCGTTTATCAAACGCAGAGTCTACAGAAGATCGAGCATTAAAAGAGCTTCGTATGGCTCGTAAAAAAGAAGAAGCTCAAAAAGCATTTTTGACAGCTGTATCTACAGCTAAAACAAAATTTGAGTCCGACGGAGATTATCGTGCATATGATAAAGCCGTTGAGGAAGCCGAAGAGAAGCGTGATAAAGCCGTCAGTGACGCTAAGCGTGCTATCTACGGTGAGGATTATTGGAGATATTAATCCAGTAATTTAACTCCGAAATCAGAGTTAGGAGTGTTCGAGAGGCCTCCCAATCTCTTTCCGTATATTTAGTTCTAGAAAGAGATTAATACCACGATTTAAATATTCGAATGAATAGTAGAATATGTTTACCTTGAAGTAACAAGGTACTCAAGAGCCTTGAGCCAGAGTGGAAAATTCTGAGCCACTGATCACGTGCCTGAGATCATTACTATCACTTGAAAAAGTACGAGCATGTACTGCTGAATCGCTAGAACCTTGAGTCAAGACCTAGTGATAGGCTTACGTAAGTAAGTTAAGTATAGTAATGATATCAAATCACACATAGAATTAGAGCTTTAAGCCGAAGTTGATACTTGTAGTCTTTTGATGATGAGGTAAACTTCAAATTCTATAGATCTATCAAAGGCATTTTCTATAGTGATAGAGAGCTATATGCCTAAGATTATTCTTTTTTAAAGAGATAAACATGTATTTAGGGATAAGACATAAGTCGCATTGCGCACTCTTACAGAAAATACGCTTATATAAAAAAGAATACTTACTATTACTATAGATTTATAAGGTAAAGAGAGAGTGATCTCTCTTTATCTACACTTAATAATTTGAGGGTTAAAAATTAAAAAGTATTTACGATATAAGAACTGTGTCGTATCTTATTAGGTTTATTGGAAACTATTAGGACGAGGGTTCGATTAAGATGGTCGAGTTTAAATTGGGTGAATTCAGGGAACGCTAAACAAAAATGCTCAGAAATGACATTTTTGCATGCCAATCCTGAGCTAAGCATGTAGTACACTACATGAAAGTGCAGAGACTACTGGAGAACTAAAGTGTTCTTAATTACCAGCTAGAGCGCCCAACCCTTCATTAGAAGGTGAAGAGATAGTCCAAGATTCACGAAACTTTTTAAGTTTCTCCTCAGAAATGAGGTTCCTATGAACCATTCTGTGGCAATTAGGACATAAAGTTATTAAGTTTGTAATTTCATTTTTACCACCGTTAGATACAGGTATAATATGATGAACATCACAAGAAGCTTTATTCCAACCGCATATTGCACAAGGTTGTAATAATAGAAAATTGTAAAACGATCTAGTAATAGCATTATTAGATTTCATTCTTTTACGATAATCTTTTAATTTACAAGCATTTGTACAATACTTTGCTTTGGAAGATTGCGCTTCAAATTCCTGTTCACATACAATACATTTACATTTGTATTTCTTTCTATGTAAATTTCTGTATTTAGCAGCACATGAAAGTGAACAAAATTTTGCATTTCCTCTGTTTACCTCTCGTAAATCAGCTTGGAATTCATTATTACAACATAAACATTCTTTTTTCATACAACTATGACGCATATGGAGATAGAATGTTCTAATAACTTAAAAGAATCTGTCCCTCCAGCTCCACGAGTTTCTGTATATCTTTCCTCACTATACCATTGCGTTTGAGTTAAAAAAGATATACTTTAAGGGGCTGCTTGGATTTGACTAGTAGTGAAAGGTAAAATAGGTTCACTTTAAATTTAAATGGCAATACATTTGTCACTGATTACACTGCTCTAGGAGCAGCGTAAATCAACGTGCTAACTACGAAAGTGAGGGAGTCTAGTAGCTTAACTGGATAAAGCCCTGGATTTTATCAGGAGATTGTGGGTTCAAATCCCACCTAGATAACAATTTTGTTTAATTATTTTAAAAAAGCTTATGGATGAGAAAATAGCTGAAAAAAGATTAGTATCATTTAATAAAGAATGTATACTAGCAGGACCACGACAAAGCGTCGTTAGTTTCCTTAAAATGTTAATGAACTTAGGAGCAGATGTAACAAAAGCAACATCTGCAAAGAGTTTGATAACTAGTAAATCGAACATTGTATTACTACTTAAGAATGAGGGAAAAAGTAAGAAATTTCCTCAAATCACTATATTAAGTAGGTCTTGGTGGGATTATTACCACAATCCCAAAAAGCATAGAAGTTCTTATAAAACATACAATATTCCAAAACAATGGAATAAAGTATATAATGAGATACTGAAACTTGAAAACATTCCATTCTTAATTCCTGAGTAATATGAGGCTAACATTTTGGATATACTTTGATAATCCCGGTGAAAAGGAGAAATTAAAGAAGATAATGGATGAACCATGTGATGATTTCGAAAAGAATCGTCTAATCCAAGAAGAGTTTGGAGTTGATTTGCTTACAGCAAGTCGAGTTATTGACACATATTATAAATCAATTAAGAAATGAAAGCAGGAGTATATATTGTTAAAGACTTATTCAGTGAACAGAAATATATTTTGTCTTTAAATGGTAAAGAACCATTTATAAGAATCACAAATAGTATTTCACTAAGTTCATTTGCTAATGGTCTTATCGAAAGAGATCATAAAATAGTTGAACAGATTTTAGAAGATCCTACTAAATTTGAATTTACTCTTCTATCTAAAGAAATTGAATCAAGTAAAATAGAAGAAAGAAACACAGAATCTAGTAGTATTCAATATACTGATGAACAATATGAAGAATTCGTAAGTATAAAGAATATTCAACCAGATGGGAATCTAAATGAAATAGCTGTTACTGCAGATATTCAAGGTAAATTACACGTTTCTTGGGAGGATGCTCAAAAGTTATTCAATAAAGTAAATATTCGGTATATAAACGAAGATAAATGGAAAAAAATAGAGATAAAATCTTCGATCAACGAGGCGAACTCTGTAATACAATAAAAGATCTTTTCAAAAATATTAGTACACATGAAAAATTTTTACCAGTATTTAGAGAAGATGAAGGATATTGTATGGATTGGGGAATAATTGGATCAGAATATGAAAAATATTTTGGTTGGATTAAAACTCCAGATGGAAAATTTTGTTCAGTATGTCCAGATAATATGGATTGGCGTACTTGGATTGAGATAAAAGCAAAAATTAAAGAATGGATTGCTTGGATATCTCAACGTCTTTTTCATCCTAATAAGATGATAGGGAGCAAACATACTACAGACTTAGTAAGACTAAGAATTGCTGTAGCAATGTTAGACAAAATAGAATTACCTAGAATATATTCTGATGAAATATTTGATAATTTAATTCAATGTTATTGGATACGTAAGTATGTATATGATACATATTATTATAGATATATATTAGGTATTCCATTTTAGTTTAGAAATAAGGAAGTGTAATAAGATTTGCCTACTTTCAGACGAGATAGCTGTGTCGTCGCAGAGGGCGTTCTAAACAAAGGATTCTAGGGGTTCGACTCCCCTAGTTTCCACTAACTAATGCTTGTTATATGAAAGAAGAAGAAAAAATCTTAATTGAACAAGCAAAACACGGTGATGATAAGGCTTTTAATCAGTTATATGAACGGTATCATAGACTGATAAGATATATTATCTTTGATATAGTCAAAGATGATGAACTTACTCAAGATCTATTGAGTAATACATTTATAAAAGCCTTTAGTAAACTCAGTTCTTATGTAAATCCTATTAGCTTCGAAGCGTGGCTTAAGACAATAGCAGTTAATACTACTATTGATCATATAAGAGCCACAAAGGATTTATGTAAGAACTTCAGCATAGATAATGAGACAAATACTATTCAATTAGAAGAGACAGCTCCAGATCCCGAGTCAGATATGATTAAAACGGAGAATATTGAACTTCTAAGAATAGCATTATCTCGCCTAAGATCTAAGTATCGAAATTTACTCGAGTTAAGATACTATCAAGGTCTTAGTTACGATCAACTGAGTGTTAAGCTTGGAATTCCTATTGGTACTGTAAAGTCCGATTTGAATAAGGCAAAACGTAGGTTGAGAGAAATTTTTCATAAACTTTCAAAAAATTAACAGAACATGACAACAATGACTTTCATTTCTATGATTGTTGCTTTAATTCTAGTGATTGTAGCAATCGCTAGAGTACAAGGTAGCCCAAAGCTAGGTATCAATTTAATATTGACACTAGCATTTGCGATTGTTGTTGGATTTGGTATCCAAAGTAAGACTCGTAATATCGAGCCTAAAAAGGACCAAATAGAAAAGGTCTCTGTAGTAAACCACATGCCCATACAGGCTTTGCAAATCGTTGGAGTGACACCAATGATTACTGCAACAATTGAGTCTGTAAGTAAGGCTTATATGTGGTTTATTAGAGACCAAGGAGACCAACAACAAGGAGAAAATCTTCTAGTTCATACTAGAACCAGAGCGTCACCAGATCACGAGGATTCAAGTTAGCTTACTAACTATTTTCGGGATCATTACTATTTCTATCATTAGTTATTTTAATAATTTAAAACTGTAAAGGACAGTAAACAAATCAATTGAATCATGTCTAATAAGAAAAATAAAACAACTCAGCAAGCTCCTGTAAAGGATACTGAAGTAAAGGATAACAAGAGTGCAAAACAAACTCAAGTAAATAATCCACAAAAACCAAAGGAAGTAAAGAAGCCTGAGGTAGAAAAAGAGGAGAGAAAACAAACTCCACCACCTGTAGATCCTACAGTAGAAACAGTTGCAACCGAAGAGGTTAAGCCGGAGCCAAAGGAAGAGATTCCTTCAAAAATCGACTTAAACAACATTAAGTTACAACCACATCAGAGAATGTCTGGCGATGGTTATGCTCGACTATTAGAAGTAGCTCAGCGTCATATAGCCGGAATGAAATCTGGTGAACCAGCAACGATTAAGATGGAGCAAGCCTTCACATATAATCTTGCTTGGGGTATGACTAAGGCTTCTATTCAGGCTCGTGAAGAAAAGCTTGAATTAGGTCTTGCAGTTCCAAATGATGATGTTATTGTTCAAGATGTTATTAATACATTTAATAATATTGGTGTTACAATGTTGCCGCATCATGTATCTGAGGATGGTAAACAAATGACCTTAGCGTTTAAGGACATTACTCCAGAAACAGAGAAAGAAGCTAAAGAGGAAATTAAACAAGAGAAAAAAGCTCCTGTAGTTCCTGAGCTAGATGCTGCTAAGTGGAAGGATGAGAATGATGCAAAGAATGGATTATCCTATATCTTATCACAGCAGAACTCCCCTTTTCCAAATCGTTTCAGCGAGGCATTGATGAAAGTACGATTATATCGACAGAATCAAGAACCAGACGAAGCAAAAAAGGAAACTTGGAACAAGATTGGATTAGGTGCATTATTCGAAGATGCTGTTACCCTGTTAGGTAATAAATCTACGGCGTTAGTACGTGGTTTATGTCAAGGAACTGTAAGTTCTTTGATCGCCGATCATAATCCGATTTTTGCTCATTCGACCGTAAAGTATAATCTTCCGGTATTAAGTGAAGAGGAGGTAGTTGATTTGATTAAGGCATTTATTCGTGTTCGTAATGCGGATTCTAAGCAACCAATCGATGATACTACAGCAGTTAAGAACGGAATCCTTGAGCCTACTCGAGATTTCTTCTTACAGGTACCGCAACTAAGTAAATTAGTTGTTAATACTGACGATCCTAAATCATATGAAGTAGGACTCGCCAAGAAGATCATGAACAAATTCTATGAAGCTTATAAGACTGAAGTTCCTATGGCAGATCCGAAGTTCATGCTCAATGCAACAAATAAAATGATCGAAATTCGTAACATGTACGTAGACAAGGATGCAGCCTTCGATCTATATACAGAAAGCGAATATCCTAAGGAAACTCCGAAATCTGAGGAAACTGCAGATCCTAAGAAAGACGAGAAACCGATGGAAGAGAAGAAGTAAATAACTATAAATCATTATCAAAATGAGTAGACATGGCAATTTACTTACATACGTGTCATTTGCTATTGTAGGTATATTATTATCCTATAATACGAACTTCTTTCAAGTAGAAGAGGTTCGGGCAGATCAAGTAAAACCACTTGACTTGCCCGCATTAAAGTTCGATCCTAAGAATAATTTATCCTTAGAGATTGATCTTAATAAAGGTGTTTCCAATGTAAAAAGCGATATGCCGATTGCTAACATTGATGTCACCATTAATCACCCCACGAAACTCGTGGAAAAGGTAGTAGAGAAACCAGTTAAAGAAAGGAAAGAATATGAAACAAAAACTGAATATTTGGAGAAAGTAGTGATGTTTACTCTACCTACTCCTCGCTTTCACGTACCAGATGTTCAGATTCCTAAAAGCGTAGAGAGATGAAAGCAAATAATAATACATTAGATAAATTAGCATTTGTAGGCTTAATTATCTTCTTTATAATGTGTTTACTTTTTGCATGGTGTATAATATAACAGTTAAAGATAAAAGCTGTCGGGTCAAACGACTCCTTACCCGTAGTAAGAAGAAGGAGAGTGGTATTGTAGCTGTACACTTAAAAAGCAATAAGACAGCGTATATTATATTTGGATAAGTCTGATCAACGAATCGTATAATATAGACAAGGAAGACAGGATACAAGAATATGATAGCGCTAACACGCAATTCAAAAGGTAGTATGATAACTTATTAATGAGTATATCCTTTTACTCTAGAAAAGTTAATAAGAAAATGGAATAGTGTAGATATCAATCCATTCTATAGATATTGAGAACCGTCTGGCGAATATACTAAGAGAAGACACTTCAATACGCTTACCGATAAAGTAGGGAAACGTAGAAGATAAACGATATATGGAGTCTGCTTCAGCAGCTATTAATAATTATAGGTGACAATGTAATTATTAAGTCTTAGAGTAAAGACAATAGTAAACTTCATTAGAAGTCCGTGGAGGAAACCAATCCTGAAATCAAGAAGGGACTTTAAACAGCAACTGTAACTATCACAAAGGGTGATAGAATTACTCAACAAAGAACTGACTAAGTTCCGGGTAGTGTCCAAAGCTACCTTACTGAATCCACTTTAATTAATTTGGATAGGTTAAATAAATTTGCTATCTCAGTGTTCACTACATTAGTGCTGAAACACCTATATGAAAGAATATAGGGGAAGTGTAGTTATGAAGGAGATTAGATATTTAATAGAGGGTGCTATAAGGTGCTACGAATCTAAAGAAAGTAGAATCAATTACTACAACTTTTACTCTTAGAAGTAAAGGTCAACAGTTGGTGTTATTACTAAAGATTCATATGGCTGAGTGGCTATGATCCATACTAGGAAATAGAAATGAATTCGAGACTTATTTCTATGAACATGTATGACAGATTATCCGGATTAGGTGCCAAACCTATACTTTATAGAACTATTAATATCAACGTGATTGTGTTTACTGCATGAGTTATATCACGATAATAAATGGAAACGCAGAGGTTTGGTGAAGCGTACCAAAACGTTAATCCAAGTTTTAGAACAATTCTTGGCAAGATTGTAATATAGTAACACTATATGTATCTAAAACAGGTTTGACTTACCTAATATAAAGTTTTTGACGTCGGCTAACAGAGTCCGTCGGTTGATATCCGAGAAACCTGCAAAGTTTAGTATGCTTTCTTTAAAATATATAACGAAAGTAGGGCTTTTGTAAAGTCAATGGGCTAAGTTCAAGTCTATTAACGTAGAGCTACTGAATCCAAAGATTCACCACTGGCCCGAGAGTCATATTTCCTCTTAAATAAAGAATATTAGAGATTATTAACATGTTTAACATCGTAGGGGCCAAAATCCCGAGTTAAAGTAAATTTGAGGAAGTCCTCGCTAGGAAAAGTCTATCATTTGTAGGATAAGATAAACCATTTTCTGACTGCGCCCTCAACAAGCCAACCGTTATTGCTTCGTGCATGAATACTAGAGTATGATGATAAATCATATGATCGGTATAAAGCGTTTCATTGAAACTTATAGAACTTTAGTACTAATACTATAGACCTTTCATAAGTAAGAGTAAATGGAAAGTAGGTGAAAGTCCTCAATATTCGAGCTTGTAAAACAGAAAAATCCTCGAAAAGGTCATATGGGCAGTATACTGCATATGAAAGAATAGAGTGGCAACCACTTTAGAGTGAAAAGACTAGAAGTGTTGGGTTTGGTAACGTTCCTAAAATGACCGTATATGTGGAATATTCGATAAAGTAATCCTATGTGGTTTATTATATCTTATCAGTGTGTTTAAGCCAATTTAAGACACACATACTAGTAATAGTATATTTGTATTGACAAAGATATAACGTTTGCTAGAGAAGCCTAGAAATGTATAAGAACTAGTAGCATGTGCATATCCCTATCAATATACAGCGGTAGAAGATAGTAAAAAACGTATTGATCTTGTGACTTATTAATTAATGTCGTAAGATCTCATTAGTCTGATGTTGGGCAAGCGTAAGGGACAGTTAGTCATGACACGAACCTTCATTAGTTAATATGAAAAGTATAATTGGATAATTCTAGAGTAAGACTAGTTCCATAATGCACTAGATGAAAAAGTGTCATTTAAGAAGAGGAAGTATCTATTTAAATGTGTCTCTATGGAGTGCTAGAGTAATAGCAATAGCAGAATTACAGAGTGAAATAGAATCCAATAAGCTTATCAAGTATAAAGAATAATTTCAAGGAGTAGTCATTGAATTGACGTAGGCGATAAGATAACAGGCACCTGGGCAACAATATCCCCTATTTAGGAAATACTTCAGTAAAGAAGTTCTTTTATTTTATTTGAGTTTATTAATCTTTTAAAAACAATTTAAATGTTTCGTTGGTGGAATCAACCACGAAATCAAGGAGGAAACAAATTATGGATTATATGCGTATTAATGCCGCACAATGTGGCGCAACTCTGGGTAAATATATTTTAGTAGTAGAACGGAACCCAGTAGATACAAATTATTCAGAAGATAAAAAGAATGGTGCATTGACTTTAAGTCGGCCTATTTATCTATACTCAATTCGACCGATAGAGGTAACTTCAGTCGAGTTAGTAGAATCAATGAGTAACGAACGTAAAGTTCAGTTCAATAAAGATCCGAAATTACGGCTCGATATCGCCAATATTGACGACATTACGAAAGTTATTCCGGTACCGTCAGCTTCTACTGTTAAAGCAGCAATTGAGAAGTACGAACGGTCTAACAAAGAAGAAATTACTATCTTTGTAGACTATGTTAAATTAGTACCGGAAGTTATGGCCCTTAACCGGGATGAGAAGAACGTACTTCAGAGCTTCTTGAATGCTCAGATGAAGTTCTGTGGAACTTTAGCCGAGGCAAATGAGCTTGAGGCTACAGCTTGTCGGACTCGGATGAAAGAGTTAGGTATTGACGTTAATATCTAATTACTATGTCCGAGCAGGGATTTACTATAAGTCCGTGGGCGTTTAGAGATTTAACTTACATGTTTAGTGATCCTATTCTTGTAGATCAATTGCTACTTACAGATGAAAAGCAAGTAGCAAAATATAAGAAAGTCAATAAAGATGGATCGATAACACTTGGTAAAACGAGTATTTCATGGTTAAATCGCCTATTTGGTGGAGAATATGTACTTAATCCTGAGACAATTTGTCTTAGATTAATTAAGATAATAACCGGTATGGGTAGTGGTCGAAATGATGATGCATATAAAGATATGTGTGATCGTTTCTCAAATTATTATAAAGATGGAAATTATAGTTTGGCTATATCTGCAATTTTTGTTGTATATCGTTTTGTATTAGCTTCAGATATTAAAACAATGACTGAAGAGAACTCTACAGTTGAGAAAGGAGTTCCTAATCGAAAAAATGTTTTAATAAATGGAGTATTAGTAAAAGACAATTCTGGTCAAGCTGTTGTAGTGGATTTTTCAAATCCATCGCAAGTATTATTCCGTCGTCCATAAAATCGAAAATCATAAGTAATGGTAATTATATTCTGTGATGAATGATGAATAGATATTACACATTACTCAAGATATTTCCTGGTAGAGAAAGAGATGAGTTAATTTCTCTACCATAACATGGGCGTAATACGGTATGTATAATAACATGCTAAGTGGGTTGGCTAGCCTCGAGAATAAGAAGAGGATGTCATTATCGATGATGAATACGCCCTCACAGGTAGTTGATAATTCAAGTATATAAATAGATGTTTAACAATTTAAAATCAATTTGTATATGAAAATTAAATCAACAGAAATTAAGGCAAAGCTAGAGAAGTTAAATAAAGATATCACTAATAACTGGATGATCATTCGAACAGAGAACTTAGTTGAGAATGGGTTCAAACGTCATTATGATATGAAAGCATTATTAGATGATATTAATAAAAAAGCTATAGATCGTATTCAGACAAAGCTAGATCAGTTTTGTATCAATATCGGTTTTAAATCACGTAGCGATTTTCCGAAAGATAGTATTTATCCTATTATCTTTGAGTTATCAGAGAAAAATGAACAGTTTGTTCAATTAGGTATTATTATTGAGAAGTCAACGATTAATCCTACCCTAAAGATGAAGAAGGGTAAGAAGAATCTTAAGCAGAATGAGGAACTTACTCGTGATTATCTAAATAAACTTCGTAATAATCTTCAGTTGGAGATTAATGGCCTAAAAAAGAAACTTGCTGACTTTAATGATGCAGCTGAGTTAGATACTAGCGGAGCATACATGTATTTGGCAGCATAAAAAGGAAGATTTGTCGCTCCCTTTAAGTAGGAACAAGAGTTTGGCAAGTCGGGTTCGAATCCCGGACGAATCACAAGTCTCGAAAACTTATTTACTAACATTAAAATTATCAAAATTTATGAAAACTAAAGATATCAAATCTACAGAAAAGAAAATATCCTCTTTAGATAAAGTAAAAGCACTTAAAGAGAAAATTATTGCAAATGCAAATGCACTTGCTGATCGTATTCTTAGTAAAGCAATTGCTAAAGAAGAACAAGAGAAAGCTTGGGAGACTAGAAAAGAAGAACTTAAAGCAGAAGCTGCTAAAAAGCGTAAAGAGGCAGCTTTAAAGAAGCGAGAAGAGAAAGCAAAGAAACTTTCTCAGATTCATTCTAGTATTCCTACTAAGGATACCTCTAAGGAGCAGAAAGCTATCGATAAAGCAATCGAGGAAAAACACGATAAGAAAATAATTGCTAAGGAGACAAAATTCGAAGATTTCAATCCTAAGCGACAAAAGCTTACTAAAGAAGAGCGAATTGAGCGTAACAAAAAACGTGCAATTAAACTTATTCACCATAAAGAAATTAAGGATAAGACAAAGCATATAACTAAAGAAGAAAGAGAGAGAATTGTCGCAGAAGCTAGAAAAGCTGGTTATCTAGCTTACAAAGCAGAGATGCAAAAACAAGCTTCTGAAATAGCAGCAGATCCTAAAGCGTATCAAGCACGACAGGAGAAAAGAAAGAAATCAGAACAAGAGCGTTTAAATATGCTTGCTGAGAAACGTAAAGCTCGTATGGATAAACTTCAACGAGTAGAACTTACTCAGAAACAAAAGACATTGAAAGATCTTGAGCATTTTAAACTGGCACAAGAACGTCGTAATGAAAAGAAACTTCAACGACGTCAAATGTACCTTTCTAAGGGTGGTATACAATTACCCAAAGTAAAGAACAAAGTGGAAATTCGACCTATTGTCGAACAACCAAAAAAACAAGATAGTAGTAAACATCGTTATATTGTGAGAACCCAATACATCGATCAACCAACTCTTACTGGAGATAGAGTTGGCGCTATTGTCTGTCTTCCAGATAAGTTAAAAGATATTGTAAAATATTCTTTCAACAAAATGATGGAAAAAGAATCTGATAAAGTAGTAGGATACTTTATTTATGATTCAGATAATCCTGAAGTATGTATCATGGAGATGGTTAACTCTAAATATCGAGAGATTGACGGAGTTACTATTACTCGTTTACAAAAACAGGATAAAACTGCAGCGTAAGCTGATATTCGTCTATGAAACAGGGGTGCGTCTGTTCAACGCACAATATGACACGTAAATAATCCGAAACTATAAGGGAAAAGTTGGTAGTCTATATAAGCGCTTATATAGGAACTTGGTTCGAATCCAAGACGTGTTACACAAATTATAGCTATGAAAATTAAAGACAAAACCTGTATAGTCTTTGATATTGAAGTTCTTAAGAACATATTTACTTGTACTTGTAAGAATACAGAAACAGGAGTAATTAAAGTATTTGAAATATCTTCTAGAAAAGTAGATATTCAAGATCTCCTCAATTACTTTACTCAGGATTGTTATTATGTTGGTTATAATAATCATCACTATGATAATCCAGTATTGAATTATATCTTCTCATTATATAGAAAAAGATATTTTGAGTTTTTCAGTACAAGAGAAATAACAGAATCTATATTCAGAATGAGTCAAATTGTAATAGACAAAAACTCTAATTTTGAATTATGGAAAGAGTATAAATATACTAAGAATTTTCTATCAATTGACTTATTAACAATGTTATTCTCTAAAGCATTACGTGTATCTTTAAAAGAGATGCAAGTGACTATGCAATACAAAAACGTAGAAGAATTTGTAGTCGATTGGAAACAAGATCTCCTAGAGAAGGATATGGATAGATTAATATCATATAATATTAATGATGTGGAATCTACTGAAGAACTTTTATATCGATGTGAAAAACTATTAGATATACGAGTAGAAACTGAAAGAGATTTTGGATTACCATGTTTAAGTCTGGATAGAGTAAATTTAGGAGATAAATTATTACAATTAAAGGTAATGCAAAAATCTGGTCTTAGTAAGGATCAGTTAGAGAATATGAAATCTCCTATGGATCGTATAGATCTAGAAAAAGTTATATTTCCTTTTATAAAGTTTAATACTCCAGTACTTCAGAAAGCATTGCAAGATATGAAAAATCAACACAATGTGTCTCCAGGTAGAAAAGGTTATATTAATACTTTTATATTTGGTGGAATGGAAGTAACTATTGGAGTCGGAGGTATACATGGTGACAATGGTTGCTGTTCAATTAAATGTAATGAAGATGAATTATTATTAGATTCTGATGTTAATTCACTATACCCAAGTTTAATTGCAGTATATGAACTATATCCACCCAAATTAAAATCCATTCTTAAAGAGGTATATCCTGAAATTATTCAGGAAAGACTAGAATTTAAGAGAACAAAACAAAAAAATAAAAATGAAACGTATAAGTATATGCTTAATGGAGTAACTGGGAAAATGCAACAAGAAGTATCTTGGTTATATGCACCATTTTCTATTATGCAAGTACGAATTAACGGTCAATTGCTACTTTTAATGCTTGCTGAGAGACTTTTAAATCTAGGATGTAAGTTATATCAGATTAATACTGATGGTATCTTATATAAGATAAAAAAGGACAAATATGATAAATTACAACAAGTACTAAAAGAATGGGAAGAGCTTACTAAGCTTACTCTAGAAACAGAACAGTTTACTTCATTTTATCAGTTAGCAATAAATGATTATTTTGGAGTAGAATCTGATGGAAATATTAAGAAGAAAGGATTCTTTCTGACTGATATTGAATTAGGAAGAGGATTACAACCTAAAATAATACCCGAAGCAATTATTAACTATTTTGTTTATAATACTCCAGTAGAAGATACAATTAAATCATGTAGAGATATACGTAAATTCTTACAAGCTGAGAAGACTGGTAAACAGTGGACAGTTGAGTATAATGAACAAATTCAACAGAGAACTAATCGATTTTACGTTAGTAATAGTGGATATTACTTATGGAAATGGAAATTAGATGAAACTGGAAAAAGATCATATCATAATATGCTAAAAGGTCATGGAGTAAAACTTCATAATCGATTATATTCTGATGAAGATCTTCAATGGAAATATTCTCAAGGAGAAACATTCCAGAGTATATATGATGTTGATTATCAATATTATATTACTCAATGTGTTAAAGTGATTGAACAATTAAAACCTAGACAGTTAAGCTTGTTTAACTTTTAACAAAAATTGGCAGAAAATAACAAATCTTTGACAAGCTTTTAAAATTTTTAAGAGCATGATCATTGAACTAGATACAAGTTTATTAGAAATAATAGACAATATATCAATTAATCAGTTAGTATTTTTAAGTCTTGTATTAGATAAGAATCAAAAATCCCATCAAGGTATCACACCACTTATTCGCCTGGTCAGTGATAGTGAAATACAAGACTTAATCGACAGAAATCTAATTCAAAAGAAAGATGATAGTAAAAAGTTAGTGTATAAACCTACTAAGGAATTAGTAGATAAATTAACTCCTAAAGATATACTTTTTGAGCAATTTTATACATTATATCCAATAATGGTTAATAGACCAGATGGAACTAAAGGCTTTCTTAGAAGTAATGTTAAGAAGTGTAGAGAGTATTATAACAAATTGGTCAAAGGCAATCCCGATCTTCATAATAGGATCGTAACTGCTTTAAACTTTGAGCTTTCCGATAAAGCAATGACTGGTAAGCTTGGTTATATGAAAACTATGTGGAAATGGCTTACTTCACATGAATGGGAATTAATTGAAGAGCAAATGAATATTAACCAACCTGAAACTACTATGTTGTATGGAACAAAATTACGTTAATCCGCTACCGTTTAAACATATATCTACAGCTGCAAATGAAGCTGTTACATATATACGAAGACGTAAAAACCATGAAATTGAACCACTTAAAAGCAGGTGGAATAAATTCAATGAAATGTGTTGTGGTGGAATTGAACCTGGTTGTGTTTATACAATTGTAGGAGCATCAGGAACTGGTAAGTCTTCGTTTGTAAATACGCTTGAAACTGATTTAATTGAACTTAATTCTAACAAGGAATTGGTCGTACTTTCTTTCTCATTTGAAATGCTTAGCCGTGCACAAGTAGGAAGAAAACTATCTAACAAGTTGCGTCAAACAACTACACAATTGTACTCAGCATCAGAAGATCTTTCTGATACTGAACTTAATTTAGTTGAGGAAACTGCAGAATCTCTTAAAGATTATCCTATATATTATGTGGATGATGCAGCTACAGTACAAAAGATAGACGATACAATTACATATTTTCAAAATACGATTGCTAAGGATAAATGGTTAATAGTTATTCTGGATCATACTTTATTAGTAAATAGTGATAACTATAAAGATGAAAGAATGATTATATCTGAGCTCGAAAGAGTATTTATTAAAGCAAAGAAAGTTGGTATGACAAGTATCATACAATTATCTCAAATGAATCGTAATATAGAAAATATTGATAGAATTAATAATCCATCGAGTCACTATCCGATGCGAAGCGATTTATCATCATCTGACTCTGTATTTCAAGGCAGTGATGTTATAGCTGTTTTATCTCGACCTGAAACTTTAGGTATAACAGCATATGGTCCTCAACGACTACCTGTACAGAATAAAGTATATCTTCATTTTCTTAAAGTAAGAGAAGGAGAGTTAGCAATACTTGAATTTGAGAATGACCTGAAATATAACAACCTAATTGAATTATAGATAGGATTTTTTATTAATCTTGGTTAAATAAAGGCGAATTATGACATACAAATATAATACAGTAAACAATACGGCAAAAAGTAACACAAATCTTGACTATACGATCGATTTGAGTAAGTATTTTACGACAACTACTTCTTCTAAGAAGAACGACTATACAATTAGTATCTTGGATAAGATTAAATCTATCTTTCCGTGGGCTAATAAGAATGATAACAAGTATACAATTTTGACATTGGATAATGCTCCGTATGAGAATTATACAATTTTGGATATTACTCCGGAAGCATTGAATCTAGAATGGAATAAAGCAGCTTCTCGCTTGTTTGATTATATTTACTATACAGAGAATCCTTCCTATGATTTTAAGATTGGTGATATTCCGGTTAAGATTCATGGTAATTATATCCAAGTAGGTTCTCGATTGATCCCGAAGTTTACAAGTTCATCATTCTTTAATGATATTCCTAAGAAGGATCGTATTATTCTTTATAATATCTCAATGAATATTAACTCATTAGAGATCGCAGCGTAATTTAACTTATAACAAATCTTTTCAGAATTTTTACAAAACTTTTCAAAAACTATATCAAATTCTTTCAAATTTTTCTGAGAAGTAGATAGACTAACATTATGATAGTATTACCTACTGAGAAAATTAAAGCAAAGGTGAGAAATCCAAGATTTCTTATCTTTTTTGGTAAGCCTGAAATTTGGGCCATAATATAGCAATATATTATGCAAATTCCTCGAATTGCTGGAACCTTTTATAATATTTTACGTTTTAAAAACAAAAAACGGATATTATAAAACAATCAGCAGCTAAGCTTTATGATAAAAGAAACTACTATAAATAAATATAAAACGTACATAGGTAAAACTATAGGATCTATAAAAATAGAAGATATAGATTTATCTAAACCTAATAGAATATACTTTATTGGAACTTGCACATCTTGTAATAGAAAAATTAAAGTAAGAAACGATGGATTATATCCTAATAGAATAGGATGTTCAAAATGTATGGGTAAATGGAGAAGTGAAAATTTTAAAAAGAAATATTCAAATTTATTACCTAAAGATATTCGTTATAAATATATTCATTTTAAATGTAACGCATTAAATAGAAACATTCCATTTAATCTAACTTTAGAGCAAGTTAATGATTTATGTTCTAAACCGTGTTTTTATTGTAAAAAAGAACGCTGTTTAGGTATAGATAGGCTTGATAATTCTAAAGAATATTCTATAGATAACTGTGTACCTTGTTGTGGTTCTTGTAATAGAATGAAAATGGATTTAACTCTACCATTTTTTCTAGAACAAATTAAAAAAATATATTTAAATCATAAAGAAAGTTCAACGACTATCTCGAAAGAGAGTACATCTAAAGCGATTGTAGATGGAAGTGGGGAACATCTTTATTATAAAGATGGTGATATAGTCTATCCTACATAGTGATATGTAGCAGTTCATAAGAGAACGTATACAATGTAGCGAATTGTATAGAATACAAGAGAAATCTGGTAAAACTACATTAGCAGCACATCTAGAAAATAATCTTATTATTGATCTGGAAGGTGGATCTGAATTTATTGATTGTTTAGCAGTACAAGCTAGAAATATTAATGATTTAGGTGAAATAGCTAATGCAATTAGACAAAAGAATAAAGAATGTAATGGATATTTCTACAAATATATCACAATCGATAACGCAACACGTTTGGAAGAAATTACGTTATCATATGCTCTCACTTTATATAATCAAACTCCAATGGGGAAGAGTTATAAGGGAGATGTACGATTACTGCCGCAAGGTGGTGGCTGGTTTTATGTAAGACAAGCTGTACGTAAAGTATTAGATATGTTTAGAGAACTTTGCGAAAATTTTATCCTAATAGGTCATACTAAGGATAAACTTGTAAACAAAGATGGTGAAGAACTTTCAGAAATGGAATTAGACTTAGCTGGAAAGTTAAGTAATATAATATGTGGAGAAGCAGATGCTATCGCATATATTTCTAGAAAGAAGAACCAAACCATTGCATCCTTTAAAGGTGGGGAGAATATTACTATTGAAGCAAGAGCTCCACACCTAAGAGGTCAAAATATTGTTATCGCAGAAAGTGATGACGAAGGAAAAATCTCAGTATATTGGGATAAAATTTATTTGCCAGACCAAGAATAACCAAAACATAGAAGAAGATGATTTATAGTTCACAAAGAGCACAAGCTATCCAGAAAAAAGATATTGCATATTTAGCAGCTGGTATTCATGACAATGTAGTATTAGAATCAATTAGAGTAGACAAATCTCTTAATGGTAATAATTTTATTGAGTTTAAATTTATTGCAAAAGATGGTAAATTTATGACTCATACAGAGTGGGAACCATCTAAGTCAGACAATATGTCTGATGAAGATTTGCAAAGAAAATGTGATAATCAGTTTGCAAGAATTGACCAGATTCTTGAATGCTATTATCCAAATCCTGAAGATAGAGTCTTTAATGGCGAAAGCTTTAAGGAATTTATTACTTGGGTAGCCGAAAAGCTTAACAACGCAGATAAGTCTATATTGCTTCGTATTAAAGTAGTATATAATAATAGTGGTTATACTACTCTACCGAAGTATGCAAAATATAGATTTATTGAACCGATGACGATTGTTGATAAAAATGAGTCTGTTATTGTCAAGTTGAATATTGATCAATTTGAGAAACCAGTAATTGCTGATTTTGAACAATCGAATCCAAATCCACTATTATCTAATGATTCATTTACCGTAGTAAATGGAACTTTAGATAATACAAACAATGCTGATCCCAACGGATTGCCATTTTAAAAATATAAATTCTATTTGCGCAATAGAACGAAGACTATGCAGCCTCTGATTTTATCATGCAAGCATACCAGATCGTAGGCTGGCACTGACCACACAGGGGGTATTGTAAAAGGTGGAGCAATGTCTAATGGTTAGATTCGTGGGGATCGTTACCCCACATTGCACTTATTCAAATTTATATCATATGTATGACTCTAAAAGAATTAAAAAACAAGATAATCCTATTACTCTGGATTACATCTTATCAAAAGTCACAGAATATGATATTTATGCTAGATATCTAGGACAATTTAAAGTTGGATTTATTTATAATAGTCCATTTAGAAAGGATAAGAATCCTTCATTTGGAATATTCCGAAGTAAGAAGACTGGAAAATTACTATTTAAAGATCATGGTAATGGTGAATGCGGAGATATAATTAAATTCGTAGAGTTATATACTGGTATAACTAATTATAATGATCTACTAAATCAAATAGTAAAAGATATGCAAATTACTAATAATACAGTATTGCATAGTAATAAAGAAGTAGAGAAATCTACTGAAACAGTTATCGGAGTAGTTAGACAAGACTGGACAGATATAGATAAACAATATTGGTCACAATTTGGAATTTCTCTAAAGACTTTAAAGAAATTTGGTGTAAGTAGTATAAAATATTATTTATGTGATGGTGTAGTAAAGGGAGTGTATAAGGAAAATAATCCTATGTATGCATATAAAGTATATGATAGATTCAAGATTTATAGACCTTTAGCAGATAAATATACTAAATGGCGTAATAATTTAACTCCATATGATATTCAGGGATATGAACAATTACCTAAAAAAGGTGATTTACTAATTATTACTAAATCTATGAAAGATGTTATGTGTTTATATGAAATGGGTTATACTGCGATATCACCAGCTTCAGAAAGCACATTTCTTACTCCAGATGTTATAGATGCACTTAAACTTCGATTTAAGCGCATTTTAATATGTTTCGATAGGGATATTTCTGGAGTTAAAAATATGCGTAAAATTAGCCTTAAAACAGGTTTAAATGGCTTTCTAATTCATAAAAAATGGAAAGCTAAAGATATATCTGATGCGGTGAAACTAAATGGCTTTGAAGTAATTAAAAATTGGTTAAAAGAAACATTATGATATGGTTTACTTCAGATCTACATTTCTTTCACGACCGTATATTAGAATTTCATCCTAAGCGAAAAGAGATATTTGGAAGTACTGTTGAAAAAGCTAAAGAAGCTATGATACAGTTATGGAATTCTAGAGTAAACAAGAAAGATACTGTATATATTTTAGGTGATCTTGCATTTGGTGAAGTAGAAGATAAAAGGAAACTATTTCAAAGACTAAATGGAAATAAAGTATTAATACTTGGTAATCATGATAAAGTACCAGATCATTTAAAATGCTATTTCAATCATATTACTCAGATCAAGAATATTAAATTTAAGAAATCTGTATATAATTTCTTACATAAAGATCTAGAAGTAATAATGTGTCATTTTCCGATGTTAAGTTGGGAACACAAAGATAAAGGATCTGTTATGATACACGGTCATTGTCATGGAAAAGTAGATAAAATAAATACAGATTCTAAAGAATTAAGAGTAGATGTAGGTATAGACGGAAATCTAGCTAATTATGACTTGATATCTTTAGAAAAACTTGCAAATCATTTTATAAAAATAGAAAAATATAACGAACATGGAATGGTTAAATAGTACACCAAGTCTAACATGGTTACAATTAATTCTGATTAGTTTTATTGGAAATCTTTGTGGAAGTATACTTTGTACATATATTGATCGTTATGAAGCAAAGAAAAACAAAAAGAAAGAAAACGACAAATCAGAAAGTTAAAAATGCCACACCAAATATATATGATGGCATTGAATTTAAAAGTAAACTTGAAACATATGTTTATAAACAATTAAAGGCTCATAATCTCAAAGCAGAATATGAGCCTATTAAATTTGAATTAATACCAGCATTTACATTTTGTGGTAAGAAGATTCGAGCAATGACTTATACTCCAGATTTTGTTGGAGATAATTTTATCATAGAGGCTAAAGGAAGACCTAACGATGTATGGCCATATAAATGGAAATGGTTTATGTGGTCATTATTAAATAAAGGATTAGCTGAGAAGTATAAGTTATTTGTAGTACATAATCATAAAGAGACAGATGAATGTATTAGACGAATTCAAGAACTATAAAAGAAAGTTCATACAGATATCTCATCGAACTGCAATATTAATGCACATCTTTGAGAAATCTGATGATGATTTTGAGGATATAATTCTAAGTGATCACGAAGAATATTATAAACAAAATCATAATATAAACATATACAAAGAAGCTGCAGATCAGTTTTTTAAACAATTTGAAGGAAATGAATGTCTATGTTTTGTAGAATGTTTAAGAGATAAATGTAATGAAATGCTAAAAGAGCATGAAGATAAAGTACAAAAACTAAGGCCAAATGAAAGTAACAGCAATCAGTGATTTACATGGTAATCTTATTGATATAGAACCATGCGATCTACTATTAATATGTGGTGATATATCTCCATTAGAGATTCAAAGAGACTATATTCAAATGACAAAATGGATATTTAATGAATTTCAAGAATGGATAATAAAGATAGATTGCCCTACTATTATACTTACTCCAGGTAATCATGATTTTTGGTTTGAAAAGATGATTACTCAATCAAATACTTACTTATTTAATAAGTTAACTATATTAATTGATGGAGAAACGAAAGTATATAATAGTACTGATGACAAATGGTATAAAATATATGGAACACCTTGGTGTAAACAATGTGGACCATGGGCATTCATGGCTAATCACGCTGAATTAGCTAAGAAATATGAAAAGATACCAAAAGATTTAGATATATTAATGACTCACGAAGCATCTAATTTCGGAGAAGTTGGAACTACTCATGACAATGGAACTGAAATAAAGTACGTTTGTGCTGCATTAACTGATGAAATTAGACGAAAGAAACCAAAGTATGCATTATGTGGACACGTTCATACTGGAAATCATAATATTACAGCATGTCCTATATACGATTATGTATTTCAAGAAGATACAGAATATGCTAATGTAAATGTAGCGAACGTAAGCATACTTGATGAATCTTATTCGATTTATTTTAAACCATTAACATTTGAACTATAACTTAAAAATTTACGATTATGAAGAATTACGAATTAGTTAACTTACAATTAGACGAGCAAAATATGAATAATGAAGTAATGTCTCAGACTGAACAAGATATTTACTTTGAAGCAGACGAACTTAATGACATTGCATTCGTTAATGAACTAGTAGAAGCAGATCGTTTAAGTAAGTTAGAAGAGTAATTATGGATATAAGCATACCTTATTATGAGGACATGTCTAGAATATCTAATTCAAATATCGGATGGTTCCTGAAAAAGGGACCCCGATATCTAAAGGATATGCTAGATGGAAAAATTGAAGGATTAAAAGCAAGTTTCTTGGATAAAGGAACTATGATTCATGAATATATCCTTCAACCAGAAGAATTCTGGAATGATTATATTATTTTAGACTTTGCAGTACCTAAAGTAAAACAACAAAAAGATCTTCTAGAATTTTATTCTACTGCAAGATTAACCGACCCTTTTGCTACTGAAGAAGATATATTATTAATGAGTTATAATGCAGCTTATAGTAATAATAAACCCATTAATAAAAGAATTCAAGAAGCAAAAGAACTAGTAGAATTATACAAAAACTACATTGAATACTTTAGAAATAAAGATAGTAAGAAAGTTATTTCTTTTGCTGATTTGGCTCTTCTAAAGGCCATAAAGCAAAATATGCAAGAGCATAAAAAAGCAAATGAGATTTTATTTGCTTATCCAAAAACGTTTGAAGTTCATAATGAATTTCATATAAATTGGGAATTTCCAAATGCTTCTAAGTTAGGAGACTTCCCTTGTAAATCTTTACTCGATAGAGTAATGATTGATCATACAAATAAGAAAGTAATACTCGTTGATATTAAAACTACAGCTGATGTATACAATTTCAGACATTCTATAGAAGAATTTGACTATTGTAGACAATTAGCTTATTACTGGTTTGCAATTTATTGGTATTTTAAAAATGAATTAAAACTAGATTTAGAAGAATATACACGAGAAACATATATAATAGCCGTTCAGAGTCATGATGGTTATGAAGTAAAGGTTTTCAATATTGAAAATCAATACATTGAAGCCAAAGTATGTGTTATTGAAGATGCTATTAAACGCATAGCTTGGCATAAAGATAATGACTTATGGGATCATATAAAAGAATATTATGAAGGAGATGGAGCAGAACTACTATGATTATTAATAAATATACAAAACATAGTATATTTTCACTTCCTCAAATATTTTATGATACCTTTACAAAATATGATTTGAAAAATAGTGAGTTTGTAAATATGTACACAAGTGATATGAATAACCCATTACTTTCAAATCATATTTTTTTAGTATTTCATAATACTAAAACTTACTTAATAGAGAGATTAAAGAAACATAGACTATATTATTGTGATTATACTTTAACAATAGATAGAATTAATTATAGAGTATTTGCCTTTAATAAGGCTTATTCAATTCATTCCATCGTAAACAAGATAGATCTTGGTTTATATGAACGTTTAGGATATCAAGCTAAATTACAAATATTAAACTTTTGGAATATTAGTGTTGATAGTAAAGTTCATGAATACCTGTTTAATCCTCTTGCGAAAGTAACAAAACCGGTAGGTGAAAATATATCACTACAAGATTTAAAATACAGAAAAGCCCCAACAGTAAAAACTGAAGGGGCTTTATTGTAATGGCCGTTAAAATTTTTGTGGCTTTAAAAGTTAAATATTGAAATCATGTTATCGTAATACTCCATTTTTGATCTTGGATCTTGTGCTTCCCATATACTTCTTAAAGGAGTGGCCTTAATTAAGGATCGTTGGAATCGGTTCATACCCTTGTATGGACCTTTTTTTATCTCTTGTGTAGGATCATTCAACATCATTGTAGTTAAGTCACCCCAATATTGTAAAGTAGACCATGCAGCAGTAGGAGTATTAAGTAAGTTAATTACTTCAATAGGTAATATGTTACTACGTGTCTCTAATGAAGCTCTTAGAGTAAGATACGCTGCTTCTTGTTTCCACCAATTACGTTTGTCATCATCTGCCATTGCTCTAATAAGAGAAGAAATGATCATGAAACCTACTGTGGAAAATAAAACTTCATAAGTAACTCTTTTAAGACATCCTTTTTCGAAATCGTCCAATTCATCATAATGATTTTGATATAGTTCCTTTAATTGATCTATTTTGTTCTGATTAAAGTAATGTCTATATACATATTTAACTGCAGCTGGTACTTGAGCTTCGCTCCACATACCTGTAGAATAGTTAAATTGACGTTTAGTTAAGAACTTAGTTTGTAAGTTAACCAAAATAAAGTTACGGAAGATAAGTAATAATTGTCCAATTACAGTTGCATGTAATTTACTTCTATCCAAGTCTGTTAATTGCGTGTCAATTCTGGTACCTACTTGTTTTGCCGTATTTCTAACTTTGTTTATAGTAGCTTCATCGAGAGATTTAGCGTACTCTGGTTTTATTACTAGTTTGTTGTTTTTAACTTCAAATGCATCATAAAAAGTTACACTTAGAGTATTCCATTTGGCATTGCCTTCCTTTTTACTCTTAAATCTTCTTAGGAATTCGTTTTTATTTAAGAATTTACCAGATTCAGGATCATATTTATAGTATAGACCAATTGCCAATGCCATTTTACCTTTTGTTACATAATCTGACATTTCATGTCCAAAATACCAGAAGTGTTGATTTAATGCTCTTAAAAATCTAGATTGATTAAGTTTACTAAAGGTTTGAGCATTTTCTCTTACTACACCTAAATACTCCATATAACATAGAACCTTGTCTTTGTTGTTTGAATGACCTATGTTCTTTATTGCATTCGCATATGACGGTATAATTAATTTTGTTGCTTGTGCAAGTTCCTTATTTCCAAAGTATATACCAGAGATTGCTTCGAGTCTATTTTGTATTTTGTTTGTAATAAGACCAGTAAGAATCACATTCATATTTTGAGCTATGCCTTGTATTCTAGTGTATGCAGCTAAATTAGCAGCTAACTTACCAACACTTACTGTCACATGTTTGCCTTTTGGTAAAGGAACATCTAATTCTAATGCATTCTTTTCCATACCATATACCAATTGATCTAGTACAGATTTTAATTTATCATATGTCTTACTTTCCAAACCTTGTATTCTACCACCCTTCTTATCGGTAAAATCTGTACGACTAACAAAATCAAGAGCTACTTCTAATTCTGGGGCAATTTCACTCATTTGTTCATAATTTTCTGCCATTTTGTAATAAGCAATGACAGATCCTACTATATCGTTTGTTAAAGCGTCTGGATTTGATAACATCTTAATATACCTAGTAGGTATAAGTTTAACAAGTGACCCATCTGATCGTTTAGCATTTTCCAACATATATGCATTATCATCATCCTTTACAGTGTAAGTATCTTCTATTGCATACGCTAACCCCTTTAAAATATTGTCCTTACTTCGGATTTGTGTCCATGCCCCACCTTCTATTTGTGGTAGTCTATATTTATTTTCATACTTTAAGAATTGAATCTTAGAATTTGATAATTCCATTACATCAACAAGTTTATCATAAAGCTTCTTTAAGTTTGAATCAGAAGTTATTTTACGATAATTTGCACTGTTGTCATACAATTCAGGATTTGGAATTCTTGTTTCTCCACGATCTGCATATTTAGTAAATCTTTTATCGTAGAAAGGTGATTCTTTATCGATTTCAGACCAGGATCTGTTAGGTACTTTGCGCATGTATTTGGATCTTAACTCTTTCTTCGGAACTAATTTCTTCCAAAAGGAAGCTGGTACAAGATTTCCTTCATAGTCATATCTAGCATTTATAGAAACCCACGCATTATATTCAGCTTGACCTAATTTTTCAACTCTTTCTAATTCTTCATAGAATCTAGGGTTTACTTCCCATTCAGCTATGTCCATTACTTTGGATTTCTTTGATTTATCACGAGTTTTCAAACTTTCCTCAGAAATCAATTCATCATAAGTATTAATCCATGATTTTACTTGATCTGGCATACTATCAACATCTACTTTACCATCTTCTCTGGTGTAAAGTCTTAACATGTTCTTTCTAGCCTTTTCATATAGTATTTGATCGTCAGATTTATTTGTATTTGATGAAAGAGTTTTAACATCATCCCAGAATTCTTCGACTATTTGGTCAACCGTGTTGCGTTGCTCCCACTTAGCAAATTTCTCTGGACTTAAGTTCTTTTTTGCATTTTGTAGAGCTTTGTTGAATTTTTCCATATTTGGAGTATAATGTAATTTCTCTCTTAATTTTTCATTATACTCTCTCATTTCTATTGCTATTTCTTTATCTAAACCAACTTTTACTGAACCATCTGGATAATATGGATTAGCTAAATTTCTACGTCTAGTTTCTAACTCTTGTAATTTTAGATAATCTTCATCGGATAAATCTTCTCTGTGGTAATCTCCGTTCTTATCAACGGTAGTACTTAACAACAGGTTTATTTCCATATTTATGGAATCTCTACGAGATCTTGCTTCTTCACTAAGACTGTTAGTTAGCTCGTAATACTCTGGAGTAAACTTACGAATTGTATGCTTGGCTTCCCAATCATTATTTGCTTTATTCCATTTCTTTAGTTGCTCTGGATTCAATAAACCAGGCACTTCAGCAATATCTTTATCTCCAAATCCTAACTTTTCGGCTAACTTTTTTTGATGTTCCAAGTAATCTTGATAGTGTTGACCGTAATTTAAGTCTCTTGTTATAAAGCCTGTTTTATGACCATCTTTATTTTTTTCATGCATATAAGCTAACTTAGATTTATCTACATGTGATAGTATTTCTACAAGCTCTTTACCTACTTCTAGTTCTTTTTCAGCAACATTATTTTTAGTATTAACTATCTTGTTAAGAATTATACGTACTAACTCACTATTAGAATATTGTGTACTACCTGCCCACTGATCCCATAGATTTATATCCACATCACCTTCATCTAATATTTTTTTAAGATGATCTATAGTAAATGAACCGGCTTTAGTTGCTTCTCTAATAAAATTATCTTTAGCAACAATATCTGCTAAGTTATTATAGTTTCTTACTAATTCGTAGTAGTCACCTACAGTCCTTTTTAAGTTTTGTTTTGTATCCTCAACTAATTGAGGATCATTTAAATAGTCAAACGTAGATTCATCATCCAACATGTTTTGTATATTAGTAGCAATATTACCATAAAAGCCAATGTAACCCTTTTTTATCACATCAAGTTCAGCAGAAGTTACATTTAATGGGTTATCATATTTTTGGTTCTCCTTTACTTTGGCTTGTAAAGCTTTTATTTCATTTAATGCAGATATTATATCACTTGCCATGTAATCTACAAATTCAAAAGTAGCTTGGTCATTCTCTAATTGATTTAATTTGAACTCTAATGCTCTTAATTCATCTACTTTCTTACTGTCACTATATTTTGCATATTGGATGTCTTTTATTCTTCGCTTAATAGATTCCATTAACTTATCATAGACTTTGTTTACAGCTTCCGGAATCTTAGCAACTTTTTGATTGTGTATTTCTTTACCAAAGAAATAAGAGTTATCCAATGTGCGACCAGATAAAAATGCTTTTGTGATTTCGTTTAAAGTGTCTTGTTTTTCATTAAATAATCCTTTTACCCAATTAAAAAATCTATTATACCATTTTAAAGCTTTAACAGAATTCTCACCTATTGCTTGTACTAAAACTTCTTCACTACCAAATTGTTTTATACCTCTTTGTACAATAGGCGCATTTCTAAACCAAGCAATGTAATGATGAGCATATTCATGAGGTAAGGTGTCTTGATTTTCTAACAATGTGTTTAATAATACTCTACCAGCCATGTACCCTTCTACTTGAGCTTGCCCTCTAAGATTAGAATCTGTCAGTATACCTATTTCAATATCTGGATACAGTTCATGTAATAATTTAGCTAATTGCTGATTTCTACCAGTATTAACATTAGAAGTAACTTGTTGATTATATATATTATTATTCTGAGTAGAGAATGTGCCTTGATTATCTATTGATTTAATTTGATTAGGTTCTCTAGCGACAATCTCATAGTTTTCTTTTATTGCCTTTCCAGAATTAATATTTGGAATAACTCCATCATACTTGTTTATATCTTCAATATTGTCGTTCCATTTTTTATTGATGTCATAATCTAATTCCTCTTTTGATTTTGTTTGAAGTTGTGTTTGCAGATCTTTGAGTTTATCTTTGTATCTCTCTAATTCTTTCTTACGAGTTTCATTTAAAAATGACCCTTCTTCTCTGTAAAGTTCATAATCTGGATCATTTCCGTATAACTGTTCTTCAATACCGTCTATAGTAAATTTAGTTATTTTAATATTCTCTTGAATTTTTTCTTTTAAAGTAATAGGTTTTACTTTTTCTCTACCAAATGAATTTATCATTTGAAACTTTTCCTTTGGTACTGGATTCTTAATACTAAGAAATACAGGCATTAAGATGTCTCCATACATTTCAGAAGAACTTTTTTTTGGTGAAAAGTAAAACCCTAATCCCCAATCACCAGGATCGGTTGATCCTCTCCAACTCTTAGAAAAAGCATCAAAATTTTCTGTAGTTCCATGCCACACCAAAAGTGGCTCACTATTTTCATCTACTACTTTGGATACATTGGTTTTATCTTCAGATTGCCAGTCCCCAAACCATTCTTTAAAACTCTTAGAATAAGTTCTAGCCTTAGCTTGAATAGCAGCTACTCTATCACCATTATAACGCTCTAAAAGGTCTGAAAAGAGCTTAGATGGCTCCCCATTGGGAGCCTTATCTAAACCATAACCATTATTTTCTGATAATACATAATATGCAGCATCTTCATTACCAAATATCTTTGTATATTCCTTGAGTAAAGCTGCAACCTCTTTATTTTTAATATTTAAACACTGCATAATTATTCACATTCTTTTCTACGTTGTTTACCATTTGCTGTTAACTCATCAATTGAATCCTGCAAAGATGCATTTATTGCTTGTTCTTCTGTAGCTGGTTCAAATTCTATATCATCTAATAAATCCTCTTCAGCTATTTCATTTCTCATAGAAACTTTCTTCTTATTCTCTGCTTCTGAATTTATTATAACAAAGTTTTTAGCACGTGACACAGCTACATATCTCAACTCGTTTCTTAATTGCATTACATCTTTACCATAACCAAACGTATCAATTTCATTGGAGAGTATTAAAACTTTACTGTACGTACTACCTTGTGATTTCCAAACAGTTTGTGCATATCCATAATCAATTGCTTTTCTAATTTTTAACCTACCTTGATTGTCTTCTAAATTCTTGGTAATGTTTAATTCATTATCAATGTTAAACGCCATTTGAACCAAATCTCTATATTTAGATATTTGCTTATTCTGTTTAGCTTCTTTAGCCATTCTCCACAATCTGTCTTTATATTCTACTATTTCAAATAGCTTAGAATCTGGTTCATTTTTATCAATTACAGTAATCTGGAAGTCATCCATAATAGTACTGCCAGTAGGTCTAATTGATAATTTGAATGCTTTAAATTCTATATCACCTTTATCAGTTTTAAACTTGACAGTAGTGTCTGTTATATTTTGAATTACATAATCCCCAGAGTTTACTAATTTATAAGATCCATCAGGCTTTCTAAGTTTGTTAGAATAACCCATTATAATATCACCTTTTACAAAGGGTTTAGCAAATTTTCCGTATCTTAAAGATCTAATCTTTGAATTATATGTAGCTGCTGCAGCATTTGTAGCAGTAATAACTCTAAAATGCAAAGGATCAGCATTAAACTCTTCAGAAGATATAATTTGTTTTAAGTTTTCATTTATAACTGTATCATTAGAAGTATACAACACCCCTTGACCTTTATCATTTATATCAGTTTGGTAACTCAATCCTTCACCTCGTCTAAGTCTGGTGGCTTCTTTTAAAATAGGATTATCACCCGTTCTTTCTACTTTGGTTAAAGTTATTTGAGGTACTCCATCAGATGTAAATACTTTAGAAATATGATCTGATTTTACAGGTCTTAATTGTGCAGAATCCCCAACATATATCACACTAACACCATCTTTAGCTACGATTTTCTGAATGTATTCATACAAACCGTCTTGCACCATTGAAGCTTCATCAATAATAATTAATTGACCTGGTTCATATTTCACTTGATTCTTAGCTCTAAACTCTAGTTCTCTTAAATCCAATGATTCACGTTCCATTGCTTCATCTGTATCTGGAGTAAACCCAAATAGAGCAGAAAGCGTATATACATTAGCATTAGGATTGTTTTGTTTAGTTATAACATTTGCTCTATGAATAGGAGCAGTATATACAATGTTGCCTCTACCAATTCTGTGATCTAACCACTTACTAAATATACCAATGATAGTAGATTTACCTGTACCAGCATAACCAGATAAAGTAATTTCAGTTCCATAGTCTTCAATGAACTTCTCTAGTTCATATAAAGCTGATTTCTGTTGATCATTTAATGAGAATGGTAAATTGATCTTAAACCCGTCATTAAACGTAAATACATACTCTTCTTCTACTTTCTTAGCCTCTTCAGATGCTTTTGGTAAATCTTTTGCAAGTAAAGCAGCTTCATCAGTAAAACCAAATTGATTAGCATAATCTAGGAATTCCTTAGTAGTATCAGTAATTGCTGGTTGTTTGATGTTTGATCGGTTCCTTAATAACTCTCTTACTTCCATCAAAATTTTTGGGAATTCTGTACCCCATTTACCTTTATCTTGAGTATGAGTAAGAGTTGCATTTCCTGTAGATAGTAATCTTTGTAAGGCTTCTGGGTTTTGTTCAAATGATGCTTTAATTAGAACTTTCATAATTTTAGATGAATCTCTATCCCAAGCCTCTCTATCTAACCCTTTTATACTTCTACCTATTCGTCTAGCCTCTGGTCCAGAAGCATTCATTAACTTGTTATTTAACTGAATTCCTTCATCATTAAATAAATTACCATCTGCGTTATAAGCAGTTGTGTAACCAAGTTTAGCTGCCTGAAATGCACCTTCTACGGTTTGAAATGTTTCTTCTGACCATCCATTATATGCTTTATGTGTTTCTCCTAAATAAATGTTTTCGTCACTAGTATCTACAGGTCTAATTGCAAAATTACTTAAGTCTGCATTTTCACCAGTACCAGCATATATATTAATTGTTTCTGAAGGTTGTTCAGATGCAAATAGATCTTGTTGAATTGGAGAGCTAAAAGCATTTCTAATAGTATTTCTTACTTGAGAATCAAATTCCGGAGATACTTTAGAACCACGATTACCTGCTACATTTAATGTACCAATATTGTTATCTACCAACCATTGTGCTAATTCTTGACTAGTAGGGTTTAATAAAAATGGTTTATTGTGTTGTTTAGCAAATCTTTGTGTAGCAATTCTACCAGCACTATCTTCATCTGTACTAAAGTACACCGTACCATCAGAATTCAATACATTTTGTTCTGTTCTAGGTAAATAAAATTCTCTACCTTTTCTACCTGCTTGTAATTCTGGAGATATTTCAGTTACTCCGAAATCCTTTAAAGATTCATCACGACCGTTTTCAGTATAATATCCTGGAGTAGTTGTTCCGCCTGTTTCTAGCCCAAGTTCTTTACCAACTTCTAAACCTAAACGATCTATACCAGTTTGACCACCAGAAATTATCTTTGTAGTAGGTACTGTGTGTGTACCTTGTGATTTACTATACTCAAAGTTATCTAGATATTGTTGATATGCCGCTTCTGCATCAGCTTCACCTTTTTGAGTTTGATAGTCTTTAACCCATTCTTGATAAGATAATGGTTCAGTTGCTTGTTGAGTTTTAACTGTTTGCTGTATATTAGCAAGCATATCTGTATTAAATTCACCAGCTTGATTAAATGCTTTTGCTTGTAAACTAGCTTTTACCGGAGTAAGATCAGTAACCCAAGTTATTGGTTCTTCTGGTATAATCTCATAACCCTTTGGTACAACATTATTGTACTTTAAAACTGATTTACTACGACCATTTTCTATTAATACATTGCCTCTATATGCAATTCCCTTTTTATTAATTAATCGATATACTGGAGCTTCATCTTCATTAATACCTATATATTCATATAAGAATGTTGTTCTAGGATCATTGTTTCTATCTAATTTTACTTTTTTAAATGGTGGATATATAGGTTGACCATTTTGATTGAATGAAATTATAGATTGAGACTTTTTATCATATATAATGCCAGGAATTTGTACTTCTACTCCTTTCTTATTTACTACAGTAAAACCACTATCTTCGTGAGGTAACGCCCTGTATACAGGTCTACCTTCTTCTTCAATAGTTTCTCTACTAGAATCTAATACGTAATAATCAATAGTAGGAACCACGTGGTCATTCCACCACAAGTCTTTTATTACTTGGAATACTTTAATATCTTTAACTGCATCATCAGGATTTCGTTCTAAATCTCTAATGTAATCAAAATAACCTATTTCCTCTCTGATTGAATTAGGTACATATCTAAAGATATTATTCTTACCAAATGCATCACCAGAAGTATAGAAAGCATACAATGCAAGATCTTTTGAAAAATCTCTTATTTCCTGATAATCACTATCCCATAATTCCTCCCAAGCTCTAATGATCTCATTTTCTAAGTTATTATCACCACTCTTGTTTGGTTTGTAAGCAATAAAATCAGGACCATTTAATTCAGTTGTATCTTCCTTTGGTCTACTAAAGATGTTATTAATAAGTACATTTTCAAATGAACCATCACTACTTAATAAATCTGGATATTTGCCACTTCTTACATCAGATTTAATTCTATCCAATCTCTTAGAGATACTATTTGGACCACCTAACAAACTACTGAGCTTTATTCCATTTTCAGCTAAATACTTATTAAAGAAACCAGCTTTATACGTAGCTTCCATACTTCTGGTAATATTATTAATGTACGTATCATCACTAATTGCATAACCTTTAGTATAGAATTCTATTAATGTTCTTAGGTTTTCAAATTCTGGAGTAAGTCTAATCATTGTGTTTTGGAAGGCAATTCTAGGGAATATTAATGCATCTTGCATTTTCTTACCTAAGAATGTATTTGAGAATACCTTTATAGGGTCTTCAAATACTTGTTGCTCTACCATGAATTGTTTCCATTTATCCAAGAATGCACTTTGTAAACCAAAATTATTACCAAAGCGCTTAGTATCAATTTGAGATAATGTAGTTAATTCAGACAAAGATCTTGAGAACGGATTAAGTTCTTGATAAGTCTTCATAATAAGCAACTGATTGTAGTACCAATCAAATGTTTCTTCTTTTTTCAATTGCTTCTTTAAGTAATTGACATCGAACATCTTTTCTCTTTGTTTAACACCTACACCTTTATCATTCAAAAAGTCTAAAAGCTGATCATATTTACCTTTAGATAAAGATTTTGCTTTCTCAAAATATGTATTCCAAATAGTTCTATATGCTAGACTTTCAGGATTTTTGTTTTGTGTATCTACATTATAAAAGCCAGAGTATTTATCGTATTCTATTGCAAAGTCTTTTAATATCTGTTGAGGCAAGAAATAAAATGTACTTTCGCCTTTACCAGATCTAATCAAGAAGTTAGTCATATTAAATGTTAACTTCCTTACATTCAATCGAATGATGTATGGATCTTTTGCAACGTCCACATGAGCATTTATTAATGCTGATAACCAGTCAAGGATATTAATCTTATTTCTATCATTACTCTGGATACCATACAAATTACTTATACCATAGTCTCTTAAAATTTTATTTGGTTTAAATCTTAATTTGACCAATTGAGTAAGAACTTGATGAGCATTTGCTAATGCAAATGGGCCAATACCAAATTTACCACCATTCAACTCTGCTTTAGTTCTACTCTGGAATGCTGGAGTGGCATAATACAGTTGGGATTTACTTGTACGTTTACCTTGACCAGTTATTGTATCTACTTCTTTAAGAATTGTATCCTTCAAGTAATCTGTTACTGTATCCAGTGGTTGTCTGGCTTCTGCAAAGTTTAATGGATTAGAGATAACTGATATATACATATCAAGAAGCATATTTTCATTTGCTTCCTTTGAATTAGCTTCAAAATCAGTTTTACCATTATATCTTTCGTAGACTTTACGAACTATGGTTTCATCATCTAAGCCAGCTTCTCTAAGTCTATTAGTATAATCTTCTTTGGTCTCAAATTTGATTCTATTACCATTCTTATCATAATTGTACCTAGCAACAAATAACTTATCAATATCAAACGATCTACTTTTACTTTCATAAAAGACTAGACTATATCTTCACCTTACGGTGCTCCCCATTTCGCCTTTCGGCTACACAGCGTGTGTACGCTGACTCAAATCATATTGAATTTTGTGTGCCATCGAAGGAACCTGTTCTACATATGGTTTTACTATGTTTATAAATTTTATTCCTTCTTTTGTTCCACAACACAAAGAGTAACTATCTTTTTTTCTACCTTCGTGAAACATATAAAATTCAATATTCCAAACATCTTTAAAATAATCTATTATTATTTGTAATTCTTCTTTTGGTAAACAAGTTGCAATTTTTATATAAAATCCATGAATTTTACCATTGGTTTTTCTATAGTTTATATGACCATCATCCATATACCAAATTGCAATTCCTCTAGCATCAAGTCTATTTAATAGTTTTCTATTTCCTAGTTTTTTATAAGGTTTATAAAAAACTCTTCTTAAGACTTTTATAAAAGGTATGATACTTAATTGAGTATAATATACTTTTTTATTAATATTAAAACCTCTTGCACTAATGTATTCTTTCAAACCATTGTTTCTAAGTCCCGCATCTTTGAGTTGTTTTATTTTCCATTCAAGATAATCACGTTGTTCTTCACAATGACTCAATTTAAATACATTGTTGTTGCTTATTGTTCCATCACCAAGTAAAAGAGCGATTAACAAATTTCTAGATTCTTTTGTTATTTTTGTTTTCATATTTGCTATCCATTTAGGAAGCTTCAGTTGAGTATTAGTCGTTGAACCTTCCGATTAGTTATATAGATAACGATCGGCTTGGCTGCTGGTTGCCCAATCCTTTGGATTTTTACTACGCTTAGTACCTCAGGCTCTAAGGGGTTTCCAGCAATTAAAGGAGTTTTTTAGATTATACTGGTTCGAACAATGATGTGTCTATCCGAACCAGTAAGAGATGTAAATTCATCAGGTAATGTGATAGTATCACCAATTTGCTCAGGATACAAATCTACTACTTTAAGAGCTGCAGTTGACGCTTGACCTTGAGCAGGGATACGATAACCCATTGCAAGAGCTTTAGAATTCGGACCAACAATATCATGATCTATCAACCACTTTTTAGCTTCACTGAAAGTCTTTTTATCGTAATCAGGAATTATGTGTTTCAATAAGTTGATTGAAATAACACAATCCATAGTACCATCGGTATTTGCGAATCTTAACTTTCTTTCATTTTGTACATCTGAAGTTACAGCAATTCTATTGTACAATATCGAAGACATTTGAATAAACATACCACCAGGTAAGTTGGTATCAACAATTGATTTATTCAACATTGATATAAGACCGCTTTCTATCCAAGAGTTATCAGATAAACCAGAAATTGGTGCAACAGTTTCACCATTTTCAACATCCAAACCATTAATAACATTGTCATTCATGTTTGAACTTAGAGCTTTGCGTTGCATAATTTCAGCAAACCTTTGTACACTTACTTGGGGTTTATCTGGAGTAATACCAAAATCTCTTTCTATCTCTTTTCTACCAGCCTCAGTAATCGCATTATGAGCACCATTAAAATTGTTAATTAATTCATCACCACTGTACACTTTACCATCTGGTGTGGTATATTTCCATGCACTTCTGATATTACCCATAGCAGCTTTTTGTGCTTGAGATACAAACATCTGTCTTTCTGCATGATGAGGATCAGTAATTAACTGACGTCTAAAGTTAGTTAAAGACTGTTTATGAGTAGGCATTGACATTAAACTGTCCATGTCTATTTCTTTATTAGTCTTATCTTTATAAATTCTTGATTTAACCTCTTTAGCCCTTTGTCCTACTTTTACTGCGGAATCAAAAGCAAGCATATGGATATTACGTGATTGCATAACTTCCAATACTTTACCCATATCCCCAGTAGAGAAAATACGATGCACAGGGAACATAGCCATCTTATCAAATATTGGTATATCCCTTTTAGCACCTACATCGTAATGATCACCAAAATACATGAATTTCAAAGGTTTCAATGTAACCGCCAATGCTTCTGCATACGTATCCATATCTGCTTCAAGATCTGCATTTGGATTATTAAGTAAATCAAATGCTTTTGCTACTTGTGGTGTCCATCCATCTACTCTACGTACTAATTCTTTGTAAAACTCTGGGGATATTAATACTGTGGCATCAGTTTGATTTACTTTGCCTTTAGGGTTAAGATAGCCATCAAATTTATCTCTTACTATAAGATTGGCTGCATCTTCTACATCATGAGGTAAAGCTTCAGAACTATCATAAGTTTTAATTGCTTCATCTAATGTCATGTCATGCATTTCCTGAAGTAATCGTATAGCCGCAGATCTTTTAGCATACTCTGCAATTTGATCAGCTTGTCTACTTACGATAACATTATCTGATAGTGTACCTACGTTCACTTCAGTGAGATCTGCCATTGGATTTCCTTCTTCGTAGTCTATTCTTGGAGTAACACCAGTGGATAATACCTCACGTAAACGTTTAATTTTATCTACAGGATTTTTGTAGTAGGCTGGATCTTTTATAAAAAGTTTCTCAAATTCAATTACTGAAGAAATGGTATTGGCAAAATAATTACCAATCATTTCAGCAGCACCAAGATTTTCGCTATAATTAGAAACTGTTGCAGATTTTTTATAATGTGATGATGCTTCTTCTAATGCCTTCTGGGGCAATGCTAAACTCGTTACACTAGCTATTTTATTACCATCCCATTTAATTATACCTAATTCTTGTGCATAATTTAACTCATCTTTAAATGCATCCCACAGGTAGTTATTCATTAGATTTGCTTTTTCAGCATTACTGAACTTATTCCAATTATTTCTTATTTGAGAAATAATAGAAGTTCCATATTCATTACCACCAAGATCTTCTGCTAGGTCTAATGCTTCATTAAAGTTTGAAAAATCTTTTTCAAATTCAATACCATTTAATGTAGGTCTTTCTTTCAATTTAAAGAATCCGTTGAAGTATCTGAATCTATAACCATTTCTATTTCCTGTATCATAGTTCTTTACTTTTTGTTCTTCAGTTAAATTATTTTCATTCTTGTAATTAAATTCAATGGTATCTAATTCAGTTTCAAAGTAATTGATAAATCTTTTAAGAATTTGAGCATCGAACTTTATTTCACCATTGCTTACATCAAATGGATTTTTGAAGTTATTTATTGCAGTACCATACAACGTATTATATGTTTGAGAATCACCCATAGTAGGTAAGATAATTCTACCTGCTCTGGTAAATGTCATTTTAGCAATATAATCTTCAAGAGGGGATATTTCTGTATACTTACGTCCTTTATCTGCACTTCCTTGTTCTTTAAAATAAACAAGAGTTTCAAATCCTATTTTACCTTTAGCATCTGCATTATTATATAAATTTGTTAACAATACAGAACCCTTGAAGTAATTAGGATTGTCATTATTACCAGTATTGTATAATACTTTGGTAAGTGCTTCTACTGTTGCTGGGTCATTATCCAATCTTTGAACCATGTCAGACAAATAATTGTGTTCTGATATAGGATACAACAATTTACCATCAGTAGATAATACTGATAATTCATCAGAAGAAGGATGCAACATTGCATATGTCTCAGCGAGTCTTCCTAAGAATTTAGAATCAGCATAATATTTTGTAATACTTCTATTGTATTGACCAGGAACTACACCACTTTCTTGAATTTTTGCCAAGTCCTTTACTTTGGAATTAAAGAAGAAGTATATACTCTTATTGGATCTATCTGATAACATTGAAACTAATGCTTCAGTAGGATCTGAATTGTAATATTCCTTAGTAAGGAAAGAATTTAGTGACTCTAAATCAATTTCTACTCCAACTTTATTGAGTAAATCAACTATCTTATTCTTAATAGTAATTAGCTTTTCTGGTACATATTCTTTGTAAGTTTGACCATTTACTAATTTTTTGTTAGGTGTAGTTTTATATTTCTCTACAACCTTTATTATTTTATTAAACTCATTGTTGATTTCTCTAGCTATGAATTCTTCAGATTCACTAACTTTTGCTTTGAATAAGTTATCAGAAGTGTCTAATACGCTTCCATTTGTTATTAAACTATAGTTCCAACCTTCTAATATGTTTTTAGATACCTTATTTGCATTTTCATCTTTAACATATAAGTTAGTTTGTTCATTACCATTCTCATCTTCAACTTTTTCTGATAAAATACCAACTAACTTATGTCTAGCTTTACGGAACGTATTTCTAAACTGAGTTTGTAAGTTCTCTCTTGCTATTTTTTGAGCTTCATCCTCTTGAATACCTTTCTTCTGCACGTATTCGTTTGTAACCTTATATAACTCGTTATACAGAGTTTTAAATAACGGTGCTACTTTAGCAAGTTTTGCACTCTTGTCCATCATCCCTTTGAATGTGTTTTCAGAGTGGATCTCATTAATAATAGTATTCCAAGATTTATCAAAATCTACCATTAGAGGTAAACCTGTAACAGGGCTCTTTATTGCAGCAACACCCTGTACTTGGGTTACAGTGCCATCAGGATTTGTTTTTTGTTTCATTACAAATTCTGTTCTAGGCATTGTCGCAATGAAAATTTTTATAGATGCAAGAGCATTATCTTTAACTGAAACAGACAGTTGTTCTTGAATGTAGTTAGCCATTTGATCTCCTACGCTATTACCAACTGCTTTTTCATCAATTTCTGCATCAATGTTTTCTTGTTTATCTACTGCTCTTATTTGATACTCATTTAATTTATTTATGATTTCAGGTTTAAATACAGTATCAAATGTATTGTATATTTCATTTCTAACTTCCCCTTGCTCCTTAGTAATAGTTCCTTTTTCAACTAACTTTGCTGTTATTTCTGGTTTTAATGCAGCTTTCAACACTCCATAATTAAGATTTTGCAAATCATCACGTAGTCTTATGTTATTTAATGTGAATAAAGCACCTACAAGTGAATTTACAGTTTCTTTAAATTGTGTGTTATTAATGTTTTTAAATTTATGACCTCTTACCTTAAATGGGGCACCTGCACCTTTATATGCAGCAAGAAATTCATTTACAGCAGCTGAATTTTGTTTAGATCTATTATAATAACCAGAAGCGATTCTATTAAAAATATTATCGATGCTAGTATCAGTTCTCCAAACCCATTTACTTATGAAATTCTTAATAGCTTTCCAAGCTCTTTTAAGAAGATTTAATTCAGGATCTACTTTATTTAGCATGTACTGTCTAAAGTCTTCTGCTAAAGCTTCCTCTACTTGTTTGTCACTTCCAACAAAACCAGTTCTATTTCTATAGAATTCATAGATTTTCTTTCTTTCCTTTGGAGAAATAGTTAACAATGACACTCTATGGAATGCTTCATGATACAATGTACCACGTTCTGCACCTTTCCATAGTATAGTAGAATCTTTTCTGACAAGACCCATAGCATATTCATTACCACCAAGTGCAATAGCATCTTCAACAATATGTAAAGAATCTTCTGGTAATCCTAATTTATTTCTAAACCATTGAATTTCCTCTGGAGTTACTACTTCTGATATGTTACCTGTAACTTTACGAGTAGGTATATCAAAATCTTCATCAATACCCAAGCTCAAAGGATCTATTTCTCCATCATTAGTTATTTCATCTATATAAGAATCATCTTGAGTGGTGGCTTCAGAAGTTGTAACATCTTCAGTAATATCTGCCTGTGGTTCTGGGATACTAGGAATATTTGGCAATGAACTAGCTTTATTTTCAGCAGCTTCTTTTACTTCAGTATTGTTGATCTTTCTTGGTACTTTCTGAATGTCTTCAGCATATGCAAAAGAATCTTTGAACAGTTGATCATCTAAATCACTTCTTATTACACCAGCTTTTTCTAATACTCCCATAGTATAAACTGGAGTAGAAGAAAAGAAGTCATCCTTAGTAAGAGTTATACCTGGAATAATTTCAATTGAATCAACAGAATTATGATTAAAATAATCATATATTGAAGGTAATGCTTCTTTTATAGGTCTAAAGAAATTCTTTCTAGCTATACGCCAATGGAATCCCATTAATGCTTCAGCTATGTCTTTTTTATCCTGAGTAGATAAGTTACCAATATTGAATGTTTTTTCACCAATTACCAAATTACTTTTATCATCAATATATAACTGCTTTTCTTTTAACCAATCAAATGTTTTATCTGCAGTAGTTACTTTAGTAGAATCTCCAAATCTAACCATGAAATCAATTAATTCTCCAGCAATGATTCCTGTATCTCCATATTCAGAATTAGGATTAGCACCATAATTAATTAACAAATTGGCTAAGAATTCAGCTTGTTTTCTATCAAATCTTTGAAGAGTTAATTGTAACGGTAGCATTTGATTTGATAAAGTATTGGATTTTGGTGGGTAAATAAACAATTGTCCACTACCCCCTTTACCTGGCAACATTTCACCATTGGCTCCTATTATATCGGAATCTTTTACAATACCATCACTTATACCAAATGTTACATTTTCTGGAGTAATATCAGTAATTTCTGTTGGTATCTGTAAGCCTTTTACTTCGTGTATTGGTCTGAATACAGCTCTACCATCTTTTCTAACAACATTAGGTATTCCTTTAGTTCTAACTATTGTGCTAGGTACTACAGCTTCATCATTTGTTGCAGACTCTATTGTAGAAATTACTGCATTTCTAAATCTACGTAAATCTGCTATAGATAAATCATTAGCATTATTAATAAGATTAATATCCTCTTCTGTAAGCCTTTCTTTAGGTATGCTAGCTAATTTTGCTGCTAAGAAAGTTCTAGCTCCAGAAGGAGTTTTCAAAGCCATTGCATAATCGCCAGTGCCATGATGAATTAACATTATTATAGATGCAGAATCATATGTACTAGGATCATTTTCTTTATATGGTTTATGCCCCTTTTCTGTATAATCTTTATTTATAACAAACTCACAGAAACTATCATTAAAAAAGTTTGGATCTTTTATTCTCTCTGCTAATTCCTTGCCTGGCTTGGCACCAGGATAAATAGGCGTTGTAGCATCAGGATTAAAGAACAGTGTATGAGATACTTTATCTTGTACCATTTCTTCAATTTCTAAAGATTCATCCAAATCTCTAGTCTCAGAGTCCATATCTGCTCTTTTGTTCATTTTAGATTCTGTAGCAATCTTCTTACGGGCCCATTTTACTTGAGATTCTTCAGTTACTTCAGGATTAGAAGTTTCATAAGTTTCAGATACTTTTTTATCATCCTCGTCTGAAACAGCTTCAGAATTTGCAAGATCTATCAGAGCTTTTTCATCAGCTCGCTCAAATTCTATTTCATCCTCTTCGTCTTCTTGAGTTTCAACAACTGGTTTAGGCTCAGGTTTAGGTTTCCTCTCAGTATCTTCTTGTTTTTTTTCTTTTACTTTGGCTAAGGTTTCTTCAAACTCCTTACTTAACTCTTCTAATCCTTTAGTAGGAAATTCTTCATCTTCTTTTACTTCCTTCTCTGCTACTGGTATTTTAGTATCAATGTCAGAAGTAGCCCTGTCATCCATAATAGGAGTTTTTGGAGACGTTGCCTTTTCTTGCTCTACTTCAGTAGCTACTTGATTATCTACTTGAGTTTCGTTGTTAGTAATAGGTTGTTGATCATCACTTTGATTAGCTGCTTCTCTAGACATTTCTTTTGCAGATTCTGCTTCAACAACATCCTTTGCATTTTCTTCTACTATCTTTGATGATTCGTCTGAATTGTTTATATAATTATCAATTCTTTCTTTTATCTTTTTACCTATCTTCTTTTTTGATTCATTAGAAGCGTTGTTGAAGTTTATAAGTTTACCATCTTCCAAAGTATTGCCAAATATTTCATTCATCTTATGCTCAGCTACCAAAAGGTCATGATTTGCAATCATTGTGTTGACATAACTATCAATACCTTTGTTAACCAAATTTGGAGTGGCTATGAAGTTTGAACTGAATCTAGTACCTTCTGATAATTGATTTAGTTTAGCATCTATGTCTTTTAATATATTAGGTATTTCTTTTGAAATAGATTTACCAACAGCATTTGACTCATTCGTTATACCAAACTTTTGTTGATTTTCTTCTGGCTTAGATTCGAGTGCTGTTTTTAATTGTTCTAATGCTTGCTTTTGAATGTTTAACTTAGTTAATGCAACAGCAGTAAGCTTTTCTTCTGGAGAATAATGGTTTAACATTTGATCATTTTCCAGAGTAGTATAGAAAGTATTGTCTGCCTCTTGTGCTTGATTGGCATTGTCAAGTGCTTCTTGTGCATCTATTGTAGCCAAGTGTTGCAATCCAATTAAAGTATTATATTCAGTAGTTCCAGGATTGTATCCAATAGTCTTACCAATATTTTGGTTTACTTTAGATTTAGATAAACTGAAAATGTTATTTGCAGTAGCTATTTCATCATTTAAATCTTGTTCAGTAATACCTTCTGGCAAATTATACTTATAATTTTCAAGTACATCAAGTACATTTTGTTGATAATTCAACTTTTTATTTGCCATTTCAGAGTATGACATAGCTTTGATCATCGCATCTTTTTTACCAATGTGATCAGCAACCACGTCCCTTACAAAAGAATTGGCAGTCATATCTTTGTAAGTTTTCAATCCAGAATGATAAGCAATCGTAGGTCCCCCCATGTACAAACCTAATGCAAACCCCCCTTTTACATCATTCCAAAATTGTGGATCATTTGCTAATTCAGATTCAGTATCTATACCAGATAATATTTTTGCAGTACGGTAATTTGCATCAGCTAAGCCCATTAAAGATTGAAAAATACTGCTAGACTTTCCATCATACTTACCAGAAATATAATCATAATCAAATACATCTTGATTGGCTTCTTCAAACGCTTCTCCAGTAGCAGAAAAACCCAATCTACCAAGTGCTTTGGCAGCTTGCAGACTAGCATTTTTTACTGGGGAATTGTATGCAAGTCTAGCATTAAACCCAGTATAAGCGTCTATAAGTTTGTTATATTTACTTGCTGCAGCTTCGCTTAATTTCGTACCTGTTTTTAACAATGGGTTTAAAGCAGTTTTAATTGGAGCTGTTATTATTTTACCCATAGCTTTGCCAAGAGGTGCAAATACTAAAGCAGATTGAGCAACATCCATAGCAGATAATGCCATGTTGTTATCATAAACTCTTTCTAATCCATCTTTTAAGGATCTTTTGGCATTTGCTAGAGTTGCATCATTTATGTTTATCTCTCCAGATATAACTCTATCTATTATCTCATCATCAGAGATCTTAGAAACATCTATATTGGGGTCTTGTTGTTTTAACTGGTTTCTACCAATTTCAGCATATTGTTTAATGTCAATACCTTGTTCCTTTAAACTATCTTCAATTCTAGATCTATACGCACCATATACTTGAGCTAAAGATTCTCTATGTCTACTGTATATATTACCAGCAACACTAGCTGCAGTAGCTGCAATTGCACTACCCCACCCAATTAAATTAGATGCAGCACCAATTCCAGGGACAGCGTTCAATGCTCCAGTAGTAGCATAATGTCTACCTAACCATAAAGCTCCAGTAGCTAAAGCATCTGCAATATAACCATTAACAGTTGCCATAGAAGAACCTATTAAACCTGGACCAGCATATAAAAAGTAATCTGGAGAATACCAAGGTTTGTCTTGAGCTCTTTGTTCTTTTATTCTAAATTCAGAAGACGGTGTATAATTTTCAGATCTATCTCGTAAGTTAGAATATATATTATTTATTTCTTCATTTACTTTAGATCTTTCTTCTTCCCACGATTTTCTAGAATTACTTAGATATTCAATTCTCGCATCAATGTTATCACCCTCTTTTTCACCATATTTAGACAAGATGCTATCGTATTGCTCTTGTCTATCTGCTAATGTTCTTTGAAGTTGAAAATATTCAGATATTGCATTTTTGTATTCTTCAGAATTCTCATCCAAAGTAGGAATAGTATTTTCAAGATTTTTAAGCTTTTGCTTATCACTAAGAAAATTCAATTCATAATCAATATCATCTAATACGGGATTTATATCCTTAGCTAATTTAGCTCTTTCCGACATTAGATTGATTTGATCTCTACTATTCATAAAAGTGGTCCATGCATCTTTTAAGTAGCTCTTATCTTTAAGAGTTTCCTCTGGATTTTCTTTGTCCAATAGATACATTTCTTCATAATCATCAATTGGAGTTTGTTCCAATTCACGATCATACCCTGTTTTAATTTTTGTTAAAGGGGAATGCTGGGCGTTTACTTGTCGTATAGCCGCAGTAGTAGCATTGGTTTTAGAAGGAATTAAACCAGCATTGTATTTGTCTAATATAGATGTTTCCATATATTATTGTAACAGATTAAGCATAGTTTGATAAAGTTCGATATCAGAAGAATATGATTCGTTATATGAACTATCATATAAATCATTTTGTAGTTTAGACCCACCATGTTCTTTATTGACTTCTTGATCAAAAGTCATTCTTGTCATACCATGTGGATCAATTGGTTCCATTGCATCAAATGTAAAGTATTCTCCAGTAAGAGCTGCACCACCTCTGGTATCAGAGTGACCCCACGCATCTTCCACACTTTCACCTTTTATTGGCTTAACACTTAAACCAACTTCAGATGTTAAACCCATAGTTTTATTAACCATTTCTTTAAAACTGTCAACATCATAGTTAGCATTTCTTATAGACTGAATAGGTATCTTAACACTAACCCTTTGAAATAATTGTGGTTGGCCATTGGATTCACCTACCATTATTTTGTTTCTAGGCACCTTTATAACATCTTGGAATACTCCAGATTTTAGGTCTTCTGCAAAGTTTCTATTAAGTCTTGAATTGTCCTGAACCGTGTATTTCATAGAAGGAACCTTCATTACTTTGTTTACAAAGTCTGTGGACAATATTAACCCATTAGTATCTGGAATAGTAAATCCATTAGTTATAGCATCATTACTGTTAATTTCTACTTCTTTAGAAGATTTTATTTTATTGTAACGGTTCATAACTAATCCTGAAGTAGGATAAGTAAGTTCGTTCAACACCCTGGACGCAGTATCATAGTACAGTGGTAACTTTTCTTGTTTTACTCCAACAGCTGGGAATATATCAGATTGTTTAGCAAACATATCCCTAACATCCTCTGCATAAGCATTTGCCATAGCTTCATTACTGTAGTTCTTTGATGCAGATTCTTGGTATGCCTTATACATAGTGTTGTATTCTTCTGGAGTAATAGCACCTAATTCTAGAGCATTAGCAGCGTCTGTCAAAGTCTGTATCATAGATGCTTGACCTTCTATAAATGATCTTGTTCTAGTTAGATTTGGATTATTTTGCATTTGACGCTTTTCTTGAACTACTGCGTCATTATACAATTTAGTATAAGCATCTGGATAATCAGTGGGTTGTTCACCATTTTTTCCTTTTCGTGTAGCTGCAACTCTTAAAGCTTGTCGTTCTTTCAAAGCTTGCATTTCATATGGATCTACTGTAATATTATTTCTAATGTATTCTTGATTATCTATATATGCTCTTTCCATAAAAGCATTTGCAGCATCTTCAGCAGTTGCTCCAGGGTTCTGTTTTAAGTACACTTGCATATGCATTTGAGCCTCAGGAGTAGATAGTATACCACTTTTATTTTCATCCAATATTTTTTTAATTTGATCCCCAGTTACACCAGTATGAATAAAACCATTGGATCTACCCAAATAGCTATCTTTAAGATTATTTACATATTTGTCTGTAAGATCTTTTATTGATTGATAACCTAATGGAGATACATCATTATAAATACCTGAAGTAAGTGTATTATAACCAGTGAAATCAACGTCATGCCATAAAGGATTGTATTTTCCCTCTAGCATTAAGCGTTGATTTACTTTTTGTCTTTCTTTTAAACCTTCAGCACTTTGACGAAGCATGCTTAGTTTAGCCCTGTCTACATTATTTATTGCTGAATATATTTTGGATCTCCCTTCTGCGGTTTTTATCATGTCTAAGTTTTTAGACAGTTCTTCAGCCACAGGCAAAGCTCTACCATAAGTTTCATCATAGTATGCTTTTGTGTCAGCAGCGGATGGAGATTGAAATTCAGCCCATTTATCCAAAGCTGTTGAATAATCTTTTAATGCTTGATCTACGTTTTCTTTTGCCTGCTTCCCAAGTGTATACAATTGTTCAAATGGAATTGGAACGTATGTATTTATGAACTCTGCTTGTGCAGGATTATCATATCTATTTACCATATTAAACTCTATTTCTAGTTCTTGTTAATAAATTATCCACTTGTTCTTTAGTAAATCCTTGACTTAAGAAATCAGCTAAGAATGGTAGTGTCATTTGATCCCTATTGTATTGATTTTGCATTTGTCTATTTACTTGAGACCATTTACCAAGTTGACTAGTTGCAGTTGCTCCAAAGTTTCTAGCAGCAGCTCTGTTTCTAGCATTAAGATCGTTGTACATATTTTCACTTTGTACAAATTGTTGTCCTAAATTATTAAGAGTATTTGCGTATTCTCCTAAGTAAGCATTGTCAGCATTTTGTTTAGTGGCGTACATGTTTGCATTAGAAGCATACTCATCAACAGCAGCTTGAGTTCTTGCTGCTAAATTAGCACCAGTATTAGCATTAATATTTGCTAAGTTATAATTTGAAATGGCCCTTGATCTACTGTTAGCTAATCTTGCAGGTTCAATATTCATTCTACGTCTAGCCATTGTACTTCTAACTGCACCAGCATATGGATTTAATACTAATGGTTCTTCTTCTGGTCCTCTTAATGATTGTAAAGTATTATACACTGTAGGAGCCAATGATAACCAATCTGGTGAATAACCACTTTTTGGTTTACCAAGTGCACGTTTCTTAGTAGCTTCATCTGCAGACGTTGGTATATTTACTGGAGTAACAATATCCTCCCAATCTATTGCCATACTAGTGTTTACTAGTGGTATTGTTGGTTCAGATAATCTTTGAGTAGTAGTTTTAGTAATGTTAGGTTTGGTTGTCTGTTTGGTGGTTACAGAACCAGTAGTACTAGGGGTTTTTGTAACTTGTTTATTCGATGCATTTGTGTACGTGTTTGTTAAAGTTGGTTCAGATTCAATCGGTAAAAGAGGTATATCAACAGCGATTGGTTCATCGTTTGCATATGTGATTGCATCTATCATTTGTGTTGGATATGAAAACCAAGCACCAGTAGTAGGAGAGCCAATTGATAAAGGATTCATAGATGTACTTCTGTTAAATACTTTACCAACGTTGGAGTCACCAGTGTAATTGGTAGAAGTGACAGAAGGCTTTGTATCTCTTGCAGATTTTACAGCGTCAGTTATACCCTTGTTATTTATAAGAGGACCAAATATGCGTTTTGGAAAATACCCCAATGCTTCACCAAATTTATTTAATCCTGTACCGAGTTCATCGAAGAAATCAGAATATGCAGCGTATGTATCTGCATTCATCTTACTTCTAACATCGTCTACAGTTTTACCTTTACCATCTGCATATGCAGGTATTCCTTTTACTTTGGGCTTAACACCCTTTGCAGCTTTAACGGCTTCTTGTTCTGCTAACAATTTATTATAAGCTTTGTTAGCATTTATTTTATTTAATCTGTTTGTATTTTCAGCAAATATATCTTTGCCTTTGCTAGGTTTTGTCATTTTAGATAATATTTGTCCTTCCTTAGCAAATGTACGATTTGTACCTGGTCTTTTAATCTTGTCAGATAATACAGATTCTAAAGTAGATGCATCCACTAGATGATTATCTGTGCCAGGTTGTGTGTTTGGAACCTGAACAATATTACCAGAGTCATCTCTGACCACTTCGTTATTGTCCAAGTACGCTAAGTCTGGGAGTATTCCACCATTCTCAAATGTATATGCAAGATCATTATTATCCCAATATTCCCCTTCAGTTTCAGCTGCAGCATTCATACCTATTTTGGTCTTGTTGAGGGTTTCCTTTCTGCGTCGTAATGCTTGCATTTGCTTTTTGCGTTTAATTGAACCAATAAGTCCACTTACCAATCCTAATCCACCACCAACAGCGGCGCCAATAGGACCACCTACAGTGAGACCAGCACCGGCTAACGAAGCTGCACTGCCAATAGTACTACCTGCAACATCACCTGTTGAACCTTCTTCTGATAAACCAGAAATGGCAGAGCCAAATACATTAGCTCCACCAAGGTAGTTTGACAACTGATCCATGCCAAACGCATATGCTGGTATAGTCTTTTTATTGTTTTTCTTTTTCATATTATATCATTGAGTATCTATAAGCTGTGCTAATATATGGTACTTTAAATTCATTACCACCATTACAATCATACTTATAATTACAGATAAGATATTTTCCTTTCATCCTATCTTTGTATGATTTGTTAGCCAGTTGTTCTACTTCATTAAGCTTCAAAGAATTACGAGGGATTGCAAATTTATAAGTATCCTCCCTGTAATCAATATCTTCACTAGTTAATGTTTCACTAGTCTGTCTTTTTGTAGTAAATAAGATCAAATCAAAATTAGTATCTGTAGTAAAATCACCACTATATTCAACATTATCAAATGTTTTGGTTTGTGGATAATCTTTGTTAACTACAAATTCTATTTCAGATACCTTTGCTTTGTCAGAATCTAAATCAGCTTGTTCACCACCATTATATTTAAACAGTTTCAATGATTTAAATAAATATAGTTTATCACTAAATTCTGCGTAATAGTCTGGATTATAGTTATAGAATGAAGTAAATACTCCTAATTGTTCATTAAACGCTAATGTTTTATCTCCTAGAGTAAACAGAACTTCATTATATTTCTTATCATAGACTGCAATAGGATCTTTTTTAAACAAGTCTTTATTCTTATTCAAATAAGATTGAACTCCTTTTAATTTAGATACTGTTTGTAATTGACCATTAAACCCACATATCTCATTACGTTTACTATCATACCAGTATACAGTACTATCTGATTGAGTATTTGCTCTCAACTGGTTTGGACTTTCACCATTCATTGTAGTAAAGTAATCATATCTGTCTAGTATACCACCAGTACCTAGAGTAAGAGCACCTGGGTTATTATCAGTTATAATAGAACGTTCATTTACTGCAACTGTGCCAAAAGCGTCTGTTTGCCAGAATACTAAATTGTTTTTAAATAACTTCATATCATTAATTGGTCCAAATCTAGTATCTACATCAAGATAATTGGCTACTTTGAATTTTGTCCATGAATCAGTAACTTCATTATTTGTTTTAAGCTCTGAAGATATGATACGAGTATCTGTTAATAAATTATCTATATTGTAAATAGATTTAGCTACAAACTTTTTTGCATTAGGTTGAGCAGAGTAAGCATCATTGTATGCATATGATGGAGTGTTCTGAGTATATAAATCACCAACAGTAATTATATCGTCTTCTACAAAGTGGTTAGCATACCCATCACCAGCTTGATAAGTTCTATTTATAGATGAATCAGCATGTGTTAATGCTAGATTAACACTTGACTCGCATGGTATGAAAGCCCCTAAGAATAATCTATTTGCTTTATTGTTATAATAATCGTCTGTATTATAACTAAACATACAGTTATTATAATCAAATATGTTTAGATATGTATCACCACCATAGCACAGTACTGTGGAAACACTAGATTCAGCGCTAGCACCAGTAGTAATATATACAGAATTCTGTATAGCAGAGTATGAATTACCGCCATATGCATTTACGCTTTGCTTTATATTACACAAAACAACTGCATTGACATATCTGTAACTAGAAGTACTTACAGCTAGTGGTATATTAGCAACCATGTTATCACTCTTAAATATGGCACATATTCCATGAGGACCATATTTTCTAACATTATTTGCGTCAGTCTTATCTACTTCACTGTCTCCTGCAGTTCTAATATTATCCCACACCCAGTTATAATATACTTTATCACCAATAGTAATTGCTTCAGCATTATACCAAGGTTGATCACCATTTGTTAACCAAGGACTACTGGGTCCTGCATATTTTGCACTTTCTATTGCAGCAGATTGAACACCATTTTCAACATATAAACCATAGTATTTAGCAAGCAATGCTGAATAAAAATCATCATTGTTTATTACTATGGCTCCATTAGCCACATAACCATTACTAGGTTGACCTCCTAATGATTTAGTTGGTTTTATTGTGGAACCGTCATACTTTATAGATCTAGCATTTGCTAATACTTTTAGAGAACCATCTGTAATACCCCAATCACCATCCGCAGTAATAGGAGACGTCATAACCCCTACCTTTTCAACTGTTTGAAACTTATCAATTAATGCATCAGCATTTTCTCTGTTGACTGCTATTTCTGGAGATACAAACATGAAATAATTGTTAGATTGTGTATCTGACAAGTTAAAGGTATATTGGAAATCTCCATTATTGTGGGTCTTTGCATAATAGCCATGCTTATTTGAATAAGCTAGATATGGGAATGGTGTTAAGATGTTAGAATCTCTATCATAATTCGTAATGCAACTTACTACTCCTTGAGCTAATATAGTTCTATCAGATAGAGTTCTTTCGCATCTAACTATCTCGTATCTTACTACATCTGATGGTAAATTCTTTACTTCAAACTCAATACCAAGTGGTTTAGTAACAACTGATAAATTAGATCCATAATCACTAGCCTCATTAGAAGTAAAAAACTTATAACCTGTATCTTTATTGGATGGCATTCTTATGTCACCTATCCAATGTACCGGTGATGCCAAACCTTGCTTATTATACAATACTATACCAAATCTATAAATCTCATCCCTCATATATCCTTTTACTTTGGACTCTATTTCGGCATTAGAATAGTTTGGTATTTTGTTACCAGATGATAAACTTATTGTATTTGATTTATCATTACCTTCATAGTTAATACCTAAACTAGTAAGTGATCTTGAAGAAGCATTGAATGTAAATTCTTCGTTTATCATTCCTCTAGATGTAGTAGATGCATCTTCTAGTAAATCTGTAGTAATAAACCTATATGACACATTCTTGCCTTTTCCACCTTGTATATATCCTCCTGTTGGAGAAGTAGTATACTTGTATGCACTACCATCTACATTAAATGGGCATATACAATCGTGGTCTTTAGGTATGTTTGTAGTAGTTAATGCTGATAGAGCAAAGCTTAACGAAGAACCAGAGTTAGATAGCAATAATACATTACCAGAAGAATTAGCTCTAAATGCTCTAGCATCATATTCTACATCCCATGTTTCCTCAGTAAGATTAGCAGCAAATAATCTGTTATCTTTAGATTCTATTACTTCAGGTATAAATGTATAATTAGCTAATGAATTAAATTCATCAATACTTAATTCCGATACTAAGCTACCACCTTTATCTTCATAGTTTATTACAGAACCAGTTCCAATAACTATATCATCTACTATAGATATTACAGGTACCTCATTCTTTGCCTTATAGAATAAAGAGATTATTCTAAGTCTATCAAATCCAGTACTATTGTTTCTTACTTGTAACTTTATGGACTTACCAGTATTTTGTCCTTTAGAACTTCCTTTTACAGCATTATAATTTGTTTTCTGATCTCCATCACTTAAATGATAAAGAGGAGTAAGTGGGGATATTGCAGATTCTGTACCTCTCACTTTAAACAATTGATAGCAATACTGTATCATCCCAGATTCTAAACTACCTGTCCCAAATCCATTAAATTCAAATGGTGCTAATGTAGCTTTTGGTAACATTACTATATTATCTGAAGTAATAGATGAATTACTAGATATGTGATCATCATCTACGTTGATTACTTTAATTTGAGCATGTCCGTCTGCCCAGTACACCTTTACATTGTTGCTTGCTTCCCATCTACATACACTGCTAATTGCAGCTACGTTACTAGATGATACTTCTATATCTAAAGGTCTATTAGTTACTACTTTTGTTACAATTGGTTCCTCTTGGGATCTAGAAAAATCAATTCTATAGACATTATTGTTATTTGTACCATTAACCTTAGTAAAAACAATCGCCCAATCTCTTACTGTGGTAACGTGTATAATAGTTTCACCAGACAAATTTGAAGAAGGTCTACACGCTAAGAACCCTTCTATATTCTGCATTGCTGCAAAAGAAGATCCTTCATTCGTTAATATTCGAATGTTCTCTGCATATATGTACTGGTTGTCTTTTAACACAGAATAGTCTACATCCATGTTAAGTCCACCAGCAAATGTATTTGTTTGTCTAGTAGCGTTCATTTGCGTTATAAATTATTTGTCTTTCCCCAGTATGTGAATAAAAAGTATTATGATCTCTAAATTCTGGAACAATTTTATTCCAATTATTTTTAATAGACTCCATACCATCTTCATTTGGCATCAATGCCTCAGCATATGCTTGGTTTCTATAAAAATTCCAAGATCTTCTAATATCGTAGTACACTTCTCGATTTAACTTACCATTCAAATACTCAGGATACTTCAGTTTCATTGTAACATACCAGTATATAGCCTCAGTATAAGAAGTTAAATCTGGTATTAAAGCGTATCCATCTTCATCGGTAGGTATCGCACTGTATGATAATTTTAAGTAACCTGACGGAACATTACACATTATAAATCCAGGTTTGATACTATATTGCAATCCACCACTAGGATTTGCTGTATTGAACCCATCGTTATGTGTACGTTCGTTTATAAGATTTGAAATAATTGTACGTAGATTTTGATTGGTATTTAGTAATTCTAAAGCCTCTGTTTTATCTATGTTACCAATCATATCCACTACCAAGTTAACCATTGTATCCTCTTGTACAATCATATTTGGGTCACAATGTTCACAGCAATTATTATGACGGCATTCCTTTTTGTGCCCAAGTTCATCATAACAGTCACAGTTGCAACAGCATTTGCCATGCCCCCAAACAGCAAATGAACCTGTAGCTTTCCTCATAGGAAACCAAGGTCCATCACAATTAAAAGAGTATGCAACTTGATGCAATTGATGAAGATCACATGGTAATGATGCTTGATACCCACACAATTTAGTAATTGGAGTACCATCTTGACCAGACACTTTTGGAATAAATTGTGTAACAGCACCAATCTTTTCAATTGCTTCTCCACACCAAGATCTGATGTCACTTATTCTCATGTCATCTTCTTTCAAATCTAGATCAGCAATTATCTTAGCAATTACCGTTTTAATTGAAGTTAATTTTGTAATCATAATTCTCTATAATCTCTAATATGATTTTTGATAATCTGAGCAAGATGCCTTTTATTATCCCTTGTCATCACCAATTGATATTTGGTTTTATTTGGAGTTATCATATTTTGTTTATTCCAATATACTCTATATTTATAGAAATTGGAATGTTCATTTAAATGATAAATAATTTTACCAGCTTTCTTACTCTCAGCATAATCAATTCGAAGACTCTTCCCAGTATACTCTTTAGGTTTGTGTTTTACTATTTGAATGGTTCCCATTCTACAAGGTAACTTAACCTCTTTTCCGTTTTCTATTAACTCATCTCTAAGATATTTAAAGTAATCGTTTATTATGTCTCTAAATACTCTATATTCAACTTGATATAGTGGATTATCTTCCACATATTTAGAATACGAGTCATAGAAGTTGTGTCCCGTATAAGCTTTCGTCTCCATTATTGAACTTTTACATCATTTGTACTATTGTTAGTAGTATCATTTGGCATTTGCAACATCAAGTTTAATTCTTTAGTAAAGATCATATCTTTAATTGTGGGTATCATGTTTGCAGGAACAGGATATGGTGTATCATCCCTATCAAAACATTCACCAATTGATGTTGGGTCCTCTAGTATACCATCTATTCTAACATACTCTAGATGTTCTGGTCCCATTATGTACAAATGATTTCCTTTAAGATATGCAATATAATCATTGCATGTATATTTTCTATTAATTTGATACTTTGCTTTGGTTTCAGTTCCAACTTGAATCAAATTACCATCTAAGTCTTTTACACAAATCAATCCAGATCCAAAATGTAAATCTATAAACTTTGGTAGTTCTTCATCAGATTTATAATTGTATCCATCTGTAGGGCAATTACGTACTTTAGAAATATGTAATGGTCCTATTGTTTGAACATACGATTCATTTATGTCTCTGCCTTTATCTAGATCTTGTTTGATTAGATAGGCCCTGTATTGATGAATCCATTGTTCTACCTGTATACGACTTAGATTTTCACTTTCTGATACATTGTTGTCTCTCAGAATGTTGTAAATATCGTCTATAATTGCATTTAGTGAATTAAATGTCATTTCCACGAATTATTTATAGTTATTGTGATCTTTTCTTTATTATTATTTGCTTCTTCTAATAATGCAAATAATTTATTAAATGCTTTCCTAGAATTAGAAATCCAATTTGTGTCTTTGCCATTCCATTCACCAACCCCAATACATCCTTCACTCTCTTCAGCTTTATTTAAACTATGAATTCTAATACCACTAAAGTTAGGTACATTAAGGATTTCTGGTAATATTTTCTTAAATCTTGGTGAATAAGTCAATTTAACTTCATAAGTACCTTCGGGTATTGCAGTTTTACCATAAACTTTTTCTCCTTCTGGTCTCACTCTATCTTCAAGAGTGTCTGCTATGTGTTCCCCATCAACATACAATTCTCCAATGGTTGCAGAACTACCTAGAAAGATTCTATTTAATTTTAATTCCATTTTATGCAGCTGGCGTTTCTAATGCAGCAACTCTTGCTTCCAAAGCTTCATAATCACCTTCTAGAGTAGTCAATCTAAGATTTAAAGCTGAAATCAATTCTCTTACTTCATTATCGTTGTAATTAGATAGACCTGCAAGTTTAGATTTTTCAGCTGTTGTATAATCTTCAGTAGATAATTGCTTACCTTCCACTTTGTCTACTTTGGATTCTTTAAGAGTTTCCACATCTTGTTTTAAAGTACTAATGTCTTCAGTGGCTTTGTTATTAACCAGCACCCATGTATTACCATTAAAATATTTCAAATCACCACCATTTGGATTAGATGATAAATCTGCCCAATATTTAACAGAAGCAGGATTAGGTTGGATTGTACTAGCTAGGATATCATATTTGTTATTGTATAATGTGCTCATATTATTTAAAATAAAAAAGGTTGACTAAATAGCCAACCTTTGTGTTTTTAGATTTCTTTTTTTATTTCTCCCTCTGGTTCTACCTTTTTATCTTCAGCAGAATTGGGTGGAGTATTTTTTATTACTTCCGGACGAACAGCAGATACATTTTGTAAAAGTTGTTTAAGCTCTTTCACTTCAGCTTTTAAGTCATCAAGTTCTTTGAAATCTTTTGTCACATTGGTTGTTATGTCCGAATTTATGTTAAGTATTTTTAAAATGTTGAATCTTGTAGCATTTTCACTAGACAAGGTATTGAAACCTGAAGTAATAGCGTTCTGCAAAGTATTAGTTTGCTGACAGATAGACAATCTGTTATCAGCATTCATCTGAGTCAGATTCAAATTAACTGAATCAATTGAACGTTGAGTTGTGCAGCAACAGTCACTAATAGCTTTGATAACATTGCAGTCACCTGCGTTAACTGCATTAATTACTCTTTCTGCAGAGAAACCTACTTCACCGCCAACTTTACCAATTGCATTCTGGATAGAACACAAAGCGTTGTCAATTGACTTAACGTCGCAGTTCAGATTAGTAGATAATGTATTGATTGCATCTTTATTACCATTGATTGCTTGCATCAATAAGTCTGTATTGTTGTTTTGATTACCCATAGCAGCTAAACGAGCGAAATCCGAATTTGTTTCTGCTTGGTTTCCACGACCGAAGCCGTTTCCACCCCATCCGCCCCACATCCAGAAGAGCACGATGATGAAGATCCACCACCAACCACCGTTACCACCGAACATGCCATTACCATTGTTCATCATGGCCATTAAAGCAGCGGGGTCAAAACCTTTATTAGCATTCTGCATTAACGCAGCGATACCAGCATCAATACCACCACGGTCTTGTACAATAATTCTTTCGTTTTCTAACATAATGATTTATAATTTAATTGATTTATATATAATTTGATAATTAGAAATATCTAACAGATGTGTTACGTCTATCTCTGGATTCTTTATCACGGTCACGCATTTCTTTTTCACGATCCCCATATTCATACTCTAGTTCATAATATCTATTACGACCAGGTCTTTCATACTCGTCATAATATTTAGAGTAAGGATATCGGTAATCGCTTTCTTTATTTGCATATTCCATTCTACCAGAACGTCTTGCATAACGACCATATTCTTCTTCACGATCTCTGTGCATACGTTCGTATGCTTTATAATCGTTTTCTTCGTCGTCACACATAATGTACACATAGTAGTGCCACATCTTGCCTTCTGAAATGTCTTTGTCACAAAGCCAAGCTTTAGCTAATTCTGCGAAATATTTGGTATTTGCGCTACCAGTCATTGCTACTACTGCTTTATAAAAGTCTGAATATATCATATTCATAGCAACAAACCAGTCCCACTTGTTATGTTTCTCTGATTTTAAGTTTATGCCCATTTGATTGGCAACGGACGTTGTCTCTTCAACCGTCCAGTGAGGACCTTTTGTACCATCCTCATTTTCCATACCCTCTACAGCGTAGCGAGCATGTTCCTCATCAAAATGAGGGCCATTAATAGCTTCATACATATTTGCAGCCAATTCTGACTTTAAAATAGTGAAGCCTTTCTCCAACAGGCTACCTTCATGCTTCTCTAAAGCTGTTGCCAACTTATCTATAGCTTCTGTAGGGGATTGATGGCGTTTAATTTGTTCTAATAATTTGTTCAAATGCATAGTTTCAATTTATTTATTGATTAACACTAAATTGAAATGTATTGCAATTATTCTGATATATGTATTACTCTAGTATCTAATACTTGAATTAAATCATTAGAGTTTATAATTTGATATTTACTGATTTTATCTTTTTTAAAATCGAAGTGAATTAATCTTTGAAACCAATTCTTATAACGTCTTCTATAGACTTTATCTTCGTATACAAATAAATCTTGATGATTTAGTATTTCCATAGTATGTGTGAACACGCTATCTTTTCTAGCCACCGTGATGGTTGTCAATTGATTTGGTTTTAGCTCTACACAGAAATCCTTTTCTTTTGAAGGGATTATTCTTACTGTGGTGTCTCTAATTACGGTCTCAGTGGATGCTACTTGACGTAGTTGCTTATCTTTGATCTTTAGCTTCTTTTGTTGATCCCTGGCGACCTTTATTAGACTATCGTTAGAATTTTTAAAATCATTTATTGTCAATTCCAATAACCTTGCTTCATTTCTATTTTGATTTGCAATATCTTCCCATACTTGAGCATTGTTCATTGCAATCCCTACTTGTTTATCTAAGTCATTTACTTTCTTGGTAAGTCTGACATTATTAAACAATAGTAAACTAAAAATAACAGCAATAGCTATCTTTACTTTGGAAAATATCATTTTATCTTTTTTACAAGTTTCTTTATCTTTGGTAAATCATCTTTTTCTATTGTAATATCCAAATACTTTTCTCCTTTGCTACGTATAAACTTACTGAAGATCTTCCACGGTCCAGTAGGATCAATTGCTTGTAAATTTTCGATCATTGACCATAACTCAACTCCACAAACAATACCAGAAAATGCTTCTACTAAATGCATGTCAATTGACTTTACTATTTCTGTGTTCATAAGATGGCAACAAGAAATTATCATTGCACAGTTTCCGAATTTCTTTAAAGTAGACCATAATCTTCTAGATTCAAACTTACCACCATGAGTAATTGATACTTTGGTGCCAAGAATTGCATCTATAAGTATAAATACACACACTACAACTATTACTGTCCATATTGGAGCAAAGAATGTAGATAACCAACCCATTGCACCAGATAGTAAACAGGCAACAAATTTAATCGGTCCGTCATTAACTAATTCTTTAAAGTAATTCACTGTAGCTACACTTTGAGCCGTTAATATAATATTATTTATTTTTTGTAACATTACAATAATTTGAAAGAGGATGATTGAAAAACAAAACGCTAACCAATACAAGATTAGCTAGCGTTCTGATATCTTTTGACAGTTTATTTAGTAAACGTCAATAAGGTTTAAAAGTTCTTTATTTACAAATTGACACTACCCTAAGTAATAGCGGTTATTAACTAACCTAATTTAATTACTGGAAGTGCTGTGTTAAGTTCTCTTTTTGGTGAGGTGGTATATGAAGCAGCATTAGCATCTAGTAACCAAGCTGTAGTAGCATCTTGTTGAGTAGAAGACCAAAAGGGTTTATAACTAAAATAAGAAAAACCAAATGTATCAATTACCCAATCTTGTAATTCTGATCTATACTTATAAATTATAAGAAGTTCACCAATAGATGGTAAATACCAATTAGTACCAATCGGTACAGGAGTAAAACGATATGCATATCCAGCAGCATACTCATTTGATCCAGCAACATTTTGAAAGGTATCGTGCATTATTTCTGTATTTTGTCTACCATTAAGATCATCAACACCAATTCCAACATCTGGTACTAGGAAAGTATCAAAATTTTCAGGACACCACCTGTAGCCATTAGATAGATTTACTCTAGGTGGCAATAAAAACGAACCTTGATTATCTATAATAGCAAATCCAAGAACTTGTGATATAGCAGTATTGGATAATTTTTGAAATTCAGGAAAAGTATAAAATTTCTTATCCACGTGATATACATATACTCCTTCTACTACAGGTAGATTTGGGTATACTTTGGTATTACCAAGAAATATTGCGTCTACCTTAGTTGTTCCCAACATTACATTTGTTATATCTGTACTTCCTAACTTTATCATATTAACCTGTAATTATATATAACGTTGTTGCTGATTTACTTGATAATGCATCATATGCAGATTGAGTCATAACCCTAATGCTTGCTACACCAGATTCATTTTTAACAGGTGTGTAGCCTAGTGCGCTAGTTACATTACCACTGCTTAAAGAAATAGTTCCAGAAGAATTTGTAATGTTACTTCCAGTTTTTACTCCACCCAATACAGAACCAGTTGCCGTTGGCAATGAATAATTATTAGCATTAGTGGCTACACCATTTAATTTGGTTACCATTGCAGAACTCATTAGACCGTTAGCAGATGTGGTAGCAACTGCATATGTGGTATCTTTAGCAGATATACTTAATTGTCCTGAAGTAGGAGTAAGGGTTACATTACTACCGGCTACTACATTAATTGTTTTAGCTGCAGATCCATTAAAAGTATACAAATTTGTACCTTCTGTACTTCCTCCTGCTACTTTAAATATAAATGAATTAGCAACTTTCGATGCATTTACTGCAGTACCTCCACTTGCTAATGCCCCAACTTCAGATGCGGTATAGGTAGGTTTAGATGATCCAATCCAACTAGGTTTACTTGTAATTTCAGTCCAAGTATAAGTTGGTTTTGTACTAGCTTTAGCCCAAGCACTAACATCGGATGCTGGGCGAGAATTACTTAGTCTCGAATCATTTCCTTGACAAGCCGTACCAGCTGCAGTGCCGTATGTTACACTAATCGTACCAGATGAGTTAGTAATACCAGTACTAGTTTTAACACCTCCTAACACAGATGAAGTAGCTGCAGGCAAACTGTAATTATTTGCACTAGCTGCAATACCAGCTAACTTATTTTTTTCAGCTGTAGTATAATCATTTGTACTAAGGGCTTTCCCTGATACCTTATCAACCTTGTTACCTAATGCTGAGTTCATTGCAGCAGTAGTTGCATAACCAGATAAATCTACAGTCTCACTAAGTTTATCCCATGTTGGTGTAGTAGATGTAGCTACATAGTTTGCACCAGTATCATTAACATTATAAACATCGCCTATTGTTACATCCACAGTAGGTAAGTTAGCGTAACTAGCAACAGATCCTTTTACTCTATAAACACTACTAACCTTACTATCTACTTCAGCTTTTGTATACACATTACTTGCATTAGCTTTAGTAGCCAATTGTGTATCTACATAAGATTTTGTTACATCCACAGTAGGTATAGTTGGTTTATTACTAAGGTCTGTATAACTACCAGAAGTGGCTACTTTAGCTAGACTTGGTTTGCCAGTTAAATCATCATATGCACCACTTGTAGCAACTGTAGCAAATTCAGGTTTACTTAATACATTACCCCATTCAACTGAATCTGCCATACCACCACCAGTTGCACTAAGTACTTCCCCATTCATGGTTAAACCTGTACCAACTTTAATACCACCTTTAACTGTATCTGAAGCTGTAGGCAACGTGTAATTGTTTAAACCTGCTAACTTAGTTTTCTCCTGAGAGGTGTAGTCATTAGAACTAAGTCCAAATCCATCCACCTTATCTACTTTACTTTGGATAGCTGTAGTATTAGCAGCAATAGCAGCAGTATTTTGAGATATTTTTTTATTTATTTCAGTAAAATCTACTTCTGGTATATTGACTACTGTCCATTCCCCGTTTTGTCTAGCATGTTGTTTACCATCTAATGGAGCTTCTGGAATTACTGGATTATTATCCGAACTTAGGTATGGGATTTTGACCCACTCCCCATTATTTTTTACTTTGATTACCATAATTAGATATTAAATATTTGTCTACCAATAGATTTAGCATTATCTCTACATTCTTGAAATGCTTGCCATTCTTCAAAGCGACTGCGTATTATTTCCCCATTCATAAATTGTTCAACCATATTAGACTTTAATGCTGCTTCTTCATCTGCACTATATCTAGTTCTGATAACCTTACTTACGAAAGAATCATAAGTTGGTTCTTCATTGAATTTTAATTCATAATAAGCATAACCATGTATATCTTCAGAATTAACTTCTTCAATATCCCATCTAACTGCCCATTCATTCATTCCTAGGTATTCTATTACTTCAGGAATATTATCTCCATGTACTTTCCTTAACTCTATCATAATTATTGATGTTTCTTAAATGTATCTGAATCAACTACAACAATCTTACCATAAAAGGCTAATCTTGCACCGATACCCGCCCACGAACCCGAGGACGCAACACCAGCAGCAGCCATGAAGACTCCGCATCGAGAACCATCACCCGAATGACCCGACCGTAGGAAGATTTTATTTGCTGTTGGATTAAACCAGCTATAATCGGAATAGTAAGTAGTTTCAGATCCACCATGTGCTGTAGGAACTACATCACCATATTTGCCTTGAGCTATGGCTTTAGTCCATCCAGAATATGCTGCTGTTGCAGCTGGATTAGGTTCATATCCTACAACTCTGATATTAGTAGCACCTGCTGCTTCAAGCTCTGCTACATCCTTATCTGGGAATGAACCTCCGTCATATACAACGTATTTACCTTTTAAAAGGTTTATTCCTTGTACAAACTCCCACTTACTGTAATAGCAGTCTTCAAGTCCTAAGAAGTTAGTTGAGTAATATCCTGTATCTTCTATAACTGCAGCTTTACCGTCTTTATTACCAAGAACTATTGTCCCACCAGTCTTACCGTAGTCATATCTCTTAGTACCTCCTGAACAAGGAATAGCACTATTACTTGTACTAATGTTAGTAGTCTTATAGTAAGCACAAAACATTCTTGCTATAGTAGCATGAGATCTATAATCACCAATACCCCATAAAGATCCATGTGTTTTAGCTGCTGTAACAAACTCAGCCATTGTTTTTGAAGCTGCACTTGTCTGTGAAGCTGTACTTATCAACATACCTTCTATGTTTATTGCTCCTTCAAATGAACCTAATAACATTTCAGGTTCTTCAATATAATTACCATCTATTTGCTGTTCAGATATGTAAGTTCTCCAAATGCCAGGGCTTCTTTCTATAGTTTTGTGATAGTATTTTGGAAAATAAACCATTCTATTTTGATGGTTGTTCATAATTGTAATGTTTGTACTATCTGGCCATTTAGAACTATCCTCTTCATTACAATAACTAATTAATGCAGCATCATCACCACTAGGCATAGCAATGCATCTCTTAAACTTACTTCTTAATGATTCAATTACATTTCTATTACCACCTGTCAAACACGTTGTAGATGAAGCGTTTTCATTGTTTTCATACCAATATGCTAGAGTATCTTCTAGGTTAGAAGTATCTACTAATGTTTTATAATACCAGGTTCCATTATAAGAACCAAATAATATGGAGCTTTTATTAATTAAGTTTACTTGACCTGAACAATATTTTGGTAATCCTGTTGCGTTATCTTTTCCATCATTAGCATAAAGATTCAAAACACACCACCCCGAGACAGCAGGAGTAATTTCTCCTTGTAGCAATACATGGGAAGTTTCACCAATATAATTGTTTATTGCCCATTTACATAATGCAATCAAAAAATCCTCTGTCGGATAGCCAACTGTCTCATAATCTGATCTTAATAAACCCTGACTTATTAAATCAGTTATTTTTGGAAGATTAATATATAATGCAAGATCACCATTTTTATATCCAGCATGGTATCCATCTAACAAATCAGCATCCAAACCACTACCTGAACCATCATTACCAGCATGCCATACTTTATTATTCTTATAAGTAAATGCATCTTTAGATACAGTAAGATTATTAGCACTATCCCAAGGACTATTATCCCATCCTACATAAGCATTATAAGCTCTATATATAGATCCGTTTCCAGTAGAAAACATTCCAATTCCACCAATATAACCGGTTTTATCAAAGTTTCTAAAAAATAAACCTTTTGCATTAGCACTGGTTTTAGAAGTCTCTAATTTTAATCCATCTAAAGAAACTTCAGCATTGTATCCAGCAGCCGTTATATTAAGAGCACCTGTCATGGTATCTCCTGCCTTTTTGACATATCTGGCATCGCTAGCATCTTGAGTCATTGCAGTAATACCTTTAGCAAATGCAATCTTAGTACCATTCTTAGTAGCTGTAGTAATTACATTACCTGTACCAGTTACTTCAACTGTTTCAAGTTTATTTGCTTTTAGGTTGGTAATGTCCTGAGTAATTGTAGAATCATCGTAATTACTCAACCCATCAAGCTTAGTCTTATCAGCAGCAGACATTACACCTGCAGTAGTACTGGTAGCTTTGTTAATAGTGAGTACTTGATTGGAATTATTATCTGTAACAGGATCTTTAATATTCAACGTAATAGCAGCATTATTTGCATCTTGTGCAAAACTACCACTAGTTACATAACTATTAAGATTGTTTACTTTATTCTTATCAGCATTACTGTAGTCATTAGTAGATAAATCTTTACCCTCTACTTGATGAACAAATCTTGCATCAGCATCTACTTTACTATAACCATCAAATGTAAAGTCATAATCCTCATCAGTATCCATCCAGATTATTTCATCATTAGTAGGTTCATTTGGACCAATTGCAACATCCTCTGGAATAGTTACATTCTTATTAACAACATTGAGTTCTACTCTTTTAGTAATAGTCTCAATCTTATTAACTTGTGCACCTGCTTCAATACCTTGTAACTTTGCAAAGTCTTCTTTAGACATCAAACCATTAGCAGTTAATGAAGATAATTCAGCAGTACCTCCTAATGCATCCCAACCTTCACTTGTCCATGCATAGTTAGTATCGTTCTTACGAACATTCCATACATCACCAATCACATTACCTTCAGTAGGTAAATCTTCTACACTATCTACAGATCCCTTAAAGATGTACACAGAAGTAAATTTACTATCTACTTGGGATTTATTATAGTAGTTGTTAGCAAGATCATCTGCTACTACCTTTATGCTAGCATCAGTTTGATCCTTAGTATAGTACCTAGTATCATGAGTATGAGTAGTTACTTCACCTATTAATACAGCTTCAATGGCTGCTTTACTAAGTTCAGCATCTTTACCGGGTTCTCCTTGAGGTCCTTGGAATCTACCCATGTTAACCCATTCTGTACCATTCCAGAAGTATAAGTCTGTACCAACAATATAAGAATCACTAAGCTGTGGGTCTACAATGTCATTTAAATCTTCTGGACTATCAAGACTACCTTTCAAGATGATACCTGAAGATGGCCAACCTGTATTTACATATACGTCGTTAACTTCATCCCAAAGATACCAATAACCATCTTCTCCTACTTTGGGTGGGTTGTCTGCATATTCTTTGGCTCTTGCTGCTTGAGTATTAGCATTGTTAGCAGCAGTAGTAGCATTTGTAGTAGCCTGTTGTGCAGCTGTTTTAGCCTCATTTACGGCAGTTATAGCGTCAGCTGTATTCTTTTCCCTTGCAGCCTCTTGAGTCTCTCTAACAGCCTCATTTGCCTGTCTAGTGGCTTCATTTGATTCCCTTTCCTGTTCTGCTGTATCACGAGCTGTTTCTGCTTCTACACGCTTAGCTTCTTCCTCCTTTCTAGAAGTCTCAGCAGTTACTCTTTCACTTTCAGATGCAACTCTAATTGCTTCATTAGCTATACGTTCTTTTTCCTTAGTGTTACGTTCACTTTCAGAATTTGCCCTTAATTGCTCTGCTGCTGCTCTTGCACCTTCCGCTTCTACACGATCTGACTCTGCATTAACCCTACTAGACTCTGCTTCTTTTCTAGAAGTTTCAGCAGCAATACGAGCATTCTCAGCAGTTACCCTTTTAGACTCTTCTGCTTTCCTACTATCTTCATTGGAGATACGTGTATTTTCATTGCTTACTCTGGTATTCTCAGCATTAACTCTACCTTGTTCCGCAGTAACACGTAATGCTTCTGCTTCCTTAACAGCTTGCTCAGTAGCTTCTACTTGAGCTTTAGCATCTAAGGCTTCTGCTGCTGCATCTAATGCAGGTTGTTTTAATGATTGAACCCATTCTGCTTCAGTACCTACGAAACCATGTTTTACTGCAAGTTCATATGCTGACCAACCTTGAATACCTTGCATACCAGATAAGTCAACAATAAACTTCCAGCCTTCTTGAGTCTTTAAGTAAACCTTAGCATCATCAGGATCTTCTACATCATTAGCATTAATAATTACATATTCACCTAACTTTACATCAGCAGTACCCCAATCAGCTTCCATTGCTTCTATTGAAGGATATTCCTTCTTATAAGTGAAAGCATCACCAATAGCAGCTATGCCGGTATTAACATATTGTTTAGTTTCATAGTTATAGATCCACCAATCATTATCTACGATCTTTGGTGGATTACTAGCAATCTCTTCAGCTTTATCAGTAGCAGCTATTGCATCGTCAACTATACCTTCAATTTCTTCTACAGCTTGATTAGCTTTATCTGCAGCTTCATTTGCTTTATTAGCTGCATCTAGTGCAGCAACAGCAGCATCTTCAGATGCTTTACTTAAGCTATCAATCCAATCTTGTTCACTACCTTTGAAACCTAATTTAACTGCAATATCGTAAGCACTAAGACCACGAGCTTCTATACCTGTATCTACATATACTTTGTTGATAGGATCATAAGTAAACCAATGATCATTCTCACCTATATATGGAGTCTCTGCAGTAGCTTTTACTCCAGTATCTCTATTGTCTACCCACCAGTTGCCATTAGAACCAATAAATGGTGGTACATAGTCATCTTTACTTACATCAAAGAGTACAATCCATTTTTCTATATCGTGATTGTAAACTTTAATTATTCTACCTTTTGAATCTGCTCCCAAGTCAACCCAGTACCCAACCTGATCTGGATTGGGTACGGTTATACTTGCAAACCATTCATAATATACATTATTCTTAATCATATTATAATGAGTATGGATTATCTTGTTTTATTTTTTCTACTGCTTCTCTCCATTCTTGATATGCTGCTGCAGCTTTCTCTTCCTCTCCAAATTCTCTATATTTTACATAAGCCATATACAGTCTATCTGTACTAGTATTATATAAATTCTCTCTATGCTTTCTTATTTCCTCATTGACCACAGCTGTATCTTTAGGAATCATATAGAAAGCGTTATATAAATCTAGATTAGGATTTGCTAAATTAAATTCTATTTGTTCACTAGATGGATGCATGTAACCTCCTTGAAGTAATCCTTCGTAAGAGTCTACAAACTCACTTTCTTTTAATCCTTTATACCAATCCTCTGGGGCTTCTATCATTCCACTTGAACAAAGTAAATATATTTTTTCTTCCATATTATTGAGAGTAACCTAAAATTACTAAATCAATTGCATCATACTTATCACCAACATCATGTCTATTGTTATCTGTGTCCACACAAATTATTTTAAATGAACTAGAAGATGTAGAAGTTACTCCCACAGTTCCTCTAAATCCAGCACTATCTGAATAAGGAGAACTAGTTCGTGCTTGTCCTTGCCACAATACTACATAATTTGTATGACCGATGTTGTGATACACTATATATTCTCCAGTTCTACTTCTATTTATAGAGCTAATTTGACATCCTCCTTGGGAATAGATTGTTCCTCTTAATTCACTACCGTAATGGCAGATAGTTTTAACACCTGGAACATTCCATCCACTTAATGAACCTACTGATACGTTTCCTGTAAAAGTAGCAGTAGATGCAGAAATACTCCCTGCTATCGTTGCACTATTTGCAACAAGTCTACCATCTTGGTATACTCTAAAAGGAGCCCAGAATCTATTTCCTTGTGCTGTACCATCATCAAATGGTTTACCTGCCCAAAATCTAACTTGATCAGATCCAGTACCAGTGCCAGTAATACCAGCATTTGAAGATGCTGTACCATCTCCTACTGTTAGTGTACCACCACCAAATATCTTTAATGCTGCTGTATAACTTGGTTTTCCATTTGTTACGGCATTGTTACCAAATGACATAATTGGCCAGCCATTGTTTATATCAGATTCATATCTACCATCTAAGAAAAATCTACCACTACTAGCTGCAATACAATTGTTATAAAAATCCATACCTGCAATAGTAGCTTTTTCCGCAAACAATAGCCCAGTAGCTATAGATTCAAAAGATGCTCCAAATGAAGACCAATATGATGTGTTACTTCCTGGGGTTACATTCTTAAAAGATGATAAACCTCTTCTTCCATTAGCAACCATATAATAGACACTACCATATTTAACGACATCTCTTACATCAGGGTTAACTGTCCATGCATAATACTTACTAGAACTGTATTCTCCACGATAACTTAAAGATGGACCATTCCATCCATCTGAACCAGGTGCTCCAGTATTTCCTTTATCCCCTTTATCTCCTTTATCACCCTTTTCACCATCTTTACCAGAATGTGGTAATGGATCAGTCCAGTATCCACCTATACTTTCATCATAAGCCATTTTTCCAGCATTTGGATCATAATTACCTGAACTAATCCAAGTAGTTTGAGATGAACTGTATTTTGGATCTGGATACCATATATATCCTCCAGAAGTTGCACCACCAGAAGAGGGTCTATATGTAAATGTAGGTCTACTAGGTTTATTACTAGCACTCGAAGTATTACAGAATATTTGTATAGGACTATTGCCTACATCACCGTTTACTCCTGCTTTAGATTTAGTGACAACAAAATCAACACTATCTACTACCTTATTACTACTTGCTGGTGATATAAAATCTATCCTCCACATGGCAGAATCAGAAGTCAATGATGTACACTTGATTGTTTGTGTACTTTGGGTATAAGTTACACTACCAGTACCAGTTTGTAAAGAAGTAGTAAGTTTAAAATCAGTAATATCTTGAGAACCATACTTCAATCTAGCTGTAGTAGTAGCAGTAGAATAATCTGTTACTACTCCACCTGAATCTGCTGGTACACCAGTGTTTTCATTTGTAAGGATACCTCTATATACATTTTCACCATCACGAACATTATTAATAGTCATGAAATCTGAAAATTCTGCTCCTGCTCCTGATACCACACATTTAAAACTAATTTCATCTTTTTTTGTACTAGTGAAATAGATACCATTATAACTAACTACTAATGTACTATTTGTTTCATTAGCTAACAATTGCCAATCGTATGTACCAGCTATCGCCCAATACCATTTATAAGATGGATTAATTATATTAAATGAATCTGCAGTAAGAGTGATTGTGGTGTTTTCTGGAACAGTTTTACCTGTTTTATAGTGGAAGAATTGTTCTCCAGACATATATACATATGCTGCATCTTCTCCATTAAAACCATTTTCACCATTAGCTACTTTATTAACGTACCATGTCTTAACTATAGATACTCCATCTTCTAATGTTACATTTAAATCTATACTAGCCTGTTTCTGACTTATTGAAGTAAGAGTTACTTTAGAACCAGTTATACTTACAGTAGCTCCACCAGAAGTAGTAGAATATGTTATACTTTTAATAGCAATTGGATTAATGCCATGATATGCGTAAACATCTGTAGTAATAGTAGACAAATCTACTAATGGTGTAACTCCATCTGCATCGAATGGTACTGCAACCGTACCATTACTTAAATCAATATAATATGCATCGAGACCTTCTGCACCATTTGATAATTTAGCTAATTGAGTATCATCATAGTAAGTAGTACCATCAGAATTTGTAACAGTACAACGAATACTTAATGTACGGGAATCTGTCGGCATTGCTGTATATGGAAAGTCTATAGAACTTTGTGCAGACAATTTGGTTCCTTCTGCATTAAGCATTTTCCATTCGTATATAGGATTTTCCATCCCATATACATTTGCAGTTAAATGAATAGTTCTTGGAGTAGGAGTTCCTGAGAAATCGGGAGTATCAAATAAAAATAACCGATCACCTACAATTTCTACCCATTTAGCTTTGTCATCTCCTGACTTACCATCTTCACCTTTTGAAACTTGCTTCTGCCATTGATCATCATTCTCATTTGGTTCATCTTTGGTACCATTAGGATCCATACAAATCCATAAACTACCTTTATGACTTACTTGGTCATAATAATAGTAAGTGTTGCCAGAAACCCAAATACCTCTATATACAGGTACTCTAACGATTCCTGTGTCAGAAGTTTGATAAATTGTACCTACAAATTTGGTTTGATCACCACCAATTACAACTCTTTCACGAACTACACCATCCTCATCAGCTAGAGAAAAAGTATCAATATTCTTATAGTAAGAAATTCTAGGGGCATTATCACCTTTAGCACTGATAAAAATTGCGTTACGTCTTTCATCCATTTGTAAATTGTAATCTGGATCAGATTCGTACATATGACCTAATTGTAATATTTCATCATCTGCTTCTGGCTTACCACTACCTGGCTCGCATACGTCTTTAGACAACGTGATGTAATTACTACCAGTAGCATTTACTTTACGCCAATATCTTTTAACGTTTTTACCATCAAATTTTTGGCATATTGCTAAGTCATTAACTATAAATTGATTATACTTAGTACCTTCTTGATCATCAAAGTAGCATTTATAAGAATCTGCTAATTCTTCTACTTCGATACATTTCATATCTGCTACAGTAACTAGAATATCACCACCCACAGCCTTAATCTCATTTACTGTAAGTTCGTTTATTGTCATATTACCTCTAACAAACAGATTGTCTAGTTCCATATTCCATTTAGAGCCTAATGGATATAAACTAGCTCCAACTCCATCCCAACCAGAACGAAATGTATTTCCTGCTTGTAAACCTTGTAACATTGTTATTTTACCATCCGCAGTATCCCCATGCTTATTTAAATAATCTTCTGCAGTCTTTAAAGAAGTATATAAGAAGTTATCTGCAGGAGGTGTACTTTCTCCATACTTGATTACAGGTAAAGAACCAGAACTACTAGCCACTGCTTCTACTTGATTTTCAAGTTTAGACAATGCTTGATTTAATGTATCAGATGTAGCCAACGGAGATGCATCATTCGCTTTATAATAACCAGATAAAGGAAATATTGTAGCAGTACTTTGGGTATGATAACCCGGAGCAGATCCACTACCACCCCCATTTGCAATAAGTTCAGATAATGCTGTAATAGTATTTTCAGCTACTGTGAGTCTATTGAGAGCATCCTGTAATTGTTGTAATGTAGATCTATTATCAATATCATCTATCCATTCTTGCATAGTACCACCAATCTCTGACATATCGGTGTCATGCTTAGTATCTAATGTAATGATCTTATTATTTAACACATCATAGTAACTAGTGATAGTACTATTAAGATTAGTAGTTACACTAGTATCTCCTTCTACTATCTTATTACTAAGATCTTTATAATTATCATTTACTTTAGTATCTAGTATCTCAACATCTTCTTCTACAGCATCTACTCTCTCATTAGTAGCAAATGTACCTGATAGTGATGTAGTAAAACTTCCACTAGTAATATTTTTATTACTACCATCTTGTACAAGGGTAATGAGGTCTTGCTCCTGTAGTTTAGTTGTTAGTTCAAATTGTGATATCTTTTTATTCATATTACTCTTGGATTATGTGTTCTTCAATTTCTGTCAATATACAATCATTGTCGATATCTTTTTCTGGATAGAAATTAATTTGTTTTTTTAAACAATGTATATATCCTATAATTTTATCTACATCCTCCTGAGTAATGGGAAAATCTTCATCACCCAATTTAGTACTGGCCCAACTAGATAATTTGTCTAAATGTAACAATAATACTAAATTAGTAATAGAAGTTCTATCCAGTTTTGTATTGTACTTAGTAGACTGATTAACTAATTCACCAACTTTACTTACATAATTCGCAATATCCATCTTTACAATTTTTACAGTCATCAATAGTACAATTACACGTTCTCATATCAAGTAAATTCAGCATTTCATTATAATACTGTTCTGCATCATCTGCAAGATTCAAAGTAGTAGCATTATCATAAAGTGTTTTCTTAAACAGAAACATCATTATTTTATCCTTCATTTTGTTATCTAGGCAGTTGTGGCAATACGTAGTTAGCAGTTTTATTTCTGCATAATACAATGATTCATTCATTTCCATATCAATCGTATATAAAATAAAAGGGGAAAGGGATATTACTCCCAATCCCCTTTTTGGTTTGAATTATATTTTTTGATTAAGCAACTTCTACAAAAGCTTTTAAAGCTGTCATAAATGCAGATTCATCAAGTTTACCAGCATTTACATACAATTCACAAGCTAATGGAGTTGTTTTGATATATTGATTATCATCACTAAGATATTTGTTATCCCATTCGATAGACAATGTATCGTAAGTAGCACTTAAATCGGCTTTTAACTCAGGAGCAATGTACGGATATACACCATTTGCACGGTGTGTGATACCTCTGTAACCAAGAGCTGCATTTTCACGATCACGAACAATTTTCGGATTACCCTTACCTGGAGTACCTTGAGTTTTAGCAATCGTTAAATTGGCAATAGAATACATTACATTACTCAACAAACCGGAAGGAATAGTTTTCCACATAAATGCTTCCACAGAAACCTGAGAATAATTTGAGTCTAACATAATACCTTCGTTGTACGGCATTTCCTTAGCATTCAATGTAAGAACAGCAGCATCACTAGTTGCTACTACTCTGGCTTCTTTGTGTTTGTTGATTTTGTTTTTGAAAGCTGTAATCAAATCAGTTGCATTAGTACTCTTTGCAATTACTTCATAAGTATGAGTAAATTGCCCAGGTGCCTCATAGATGTCATTGTATACTAAACGTAATACATAACGATGACCAACTTCCGGAGTAACATTAGTAGCTGTGATTACAATTTTATCTTCAGCTGCAGCTACATATTCACTAAATACCATGTGAGGTTTAGAACCTTTCATGATAGGCATTGAGAAGCGAATAACTGACTTAGTTGATTTTGTACCTGCTTCATTGTAAACATCTTCTTTGCCTTCGCAAACACCGATATACAATGAACTAGCAGCTTTAGCACCAGCTGCATCTTTTACAATTGCTCTATTTTGATCAAATAATGCAATTTGACCTTCTGTCAATGCATCTGCTGTTGTATAAGATGCAGGTGCTTCAGTACCAATAAGTACTGTGTTCACATGATTAAGCATAATTTTTATTTTTATTTTTGTTAAACTTTAATTAGACGTCTAGCTTAACATTTTGATTAGTTCTTCTACTTTCATGTTTCAGATTTCCTCGTCAAACTAAACTACTTCGTATAATCATTCCATTGTTGAAACTTCATTCATATACGATTGATATCTTGGATTAGCCTTATTTTCCAAATACAACTCTACCGCTAACTTAACTATCTCATTGTGAGTTGCAGCTGGCATATCTGTGTACTCATCAAACGGTGCATCAGTTAGACTAATCCTTTTGGGAGTTCTCAAGTATGTGAGAATATAATTTCTTAAATTGTAATTGCCATCTGTATATAAATGAATAGCATTACCTTCATACAATCTTAATGGTCTAGCTGATCTACCATGTAATCTGTATTCTGACAAAGTATTTTGTCTTTGTCTGTCAATATTTTCTACTGTAGCTTCTAACACATCTACATTTTTAGTTCTTGGTTGACCACTTGGACCCACAGGCCAGCAATGATCATAACTAAATATTACAGCTGTTTCTCCTACAGTAAACATATAATCATCCGGCAGAGTAACCGTATACTCTTCTGGATATGTACTAAATTGATAAGATTTTCTAGTAACTAATGTACGAAGATCATCAATTCTTTTTTGATCTTGTTCAAATCCAGTTTGTTTGAAATTAATACCAGAATATCTAGTTTTAATAAATTTATCTAACCCAGCCATTAACCAATACTCAATATCTGAAGTAGTAGGTTTTGTTAGATTGTCATCTAATTGATCTATTTCTAATTCAAATGCTGTTTGTAATTCAATATACTTCATTATTGTTGATTATTTGGTTGTTTTACTTGTAATCTATATTTACCTTCAGTAATAAACATATTAACTGCTAAATCTACAATTTCACTATGAATTGATTCTGGTAATTCACATTTACTAACTCCATCAGTAGTATTAAACCTTAATGGTTTTCTATAGTAAGTCAATGTAACATTACCTAATGTAGTATATGCATCTACTGCTACTTCTATATAATTATATTTAGTAGTAGGATCTGATACTAATGCAACAGCAGGTTGTCTAATAATAGGAGTATTGTATGCAGTTTTAATAAACTTACCAAGATCTCTATACTTAACCAGTTGATTATCTACTCTAACAAAATCTTTATATTGTTTATAAGTACCTTTTACTTTACTAAAGGAGTGTACATATAAGAAATATTCTTCAGTAGATACATATGGTAATCTGTATCTTGTGAAACCGTTAAGAGTAGTACCTGTTGCGGTTAACTCTTTTTCTACTAACAAACTCTTAATAGAATCTGTATTTCTAGTATGTATATTGGTTTCAGTTTCCATTTGGTCGTCACCAACATAGTTCATCATTACATACCTATCTTGAGCTTCATTTAGTATTGAAAATATAAGATCAGAGTTAGGCTTTTGGTCTATAGTAAGAGTAGGATCTATTAACTGTATCCTGCGCTCAAATTCCATTTGCATTTCTTTGGCTAGCATATTACCTCCTATTCTGATAATTGTGCTACGTACTGTGGATGTGTTTGAGTTCTTGGAGATTCAATATTCTCAATTGCCATGTCAGCAGCTAATTTAACTACTTCATATTGCATATACTCTGGAATTTCATCTAGAGTAGACGTAATATCTTGATTATTAATCTTTCTTGGGTATGCTAGATAAGTAATATCTATAGTATAGGGACCTACCATAAGATCCCTATCTATAAATACTATTAACTTATTATCTTCCAGTATTGCTACAGGTTCTTCAATCCAAGGTTTATTATTATAAGTTTCTAAGAATCTAGTAGCTTGTTCGTGACTAATAAGTTTTACTGTAGCTATTTTATTACTACCAAAATGTAAAATTCCTTCTAAGAAGTACATACGCTTATCTTGAGTATCATCACCATAAGTAATACTAGATTTGAAATTATTCATAGTAAGTCTATTACTTATAGATTCACTTAGTAAAGACAATCCCTTATCAGTTTTTACTAAACCTTCTAAGTCTGCTACTCTTTTTACATTACCTTCAAATGGTATTCTAAGAGTATTGTTCCCAGTAGCTTTGGTAGCTATCTTACTTAGATATGCTGTATATAACCAATAATCAATTTCCTCAGGTAAAAAAGATGGACAACCAGATATACCAATATTAACGGCATTTTTATCTGCTTCAATCTTAAACGCTATATGTGCTTCTAATACTGTCATGTTTACTTTTACTTAGATTCGATTTCTTGAAGTATAGTCATTTTGATATCCTGATTCTTTTTATCATTTAATGAAGCAATAGCATCTTCTAAACTTCTACCAATGATATCAGTACCATAGTAATAGATGTTTTTAGACTTACGAATTACATTCTTTGAAATAGCTGCTTCAATAATGTATTGAGTATCTCTTACTTTGTTGTTTACCCAAATCAAGAAGAACTTGTCAGGATTATTTTCAATAAGATCAAATAAACTACTTTCAACTAGCTCATTACTGATATTATCAGTCTTGTGACCATATAAGCGTAAACATTTGCGCATTTCCTCAATTGACATCTTGTTAAATTCAGAGAATGCCTCACGTTTAGCTTTGTTTCTTTTATTAGCTTCTTCAGCTTCAATTTCTTTATTTACAAGAACATAATCATGAGTAGGCTTAAGATTATTGATTCCATTTGCTACTCTTTTGTGTCCTTTTAAAAATAAATATGCAAGTTCATCTTCAGGTCTTTCAGTATGTAAAACTTTATCTCTTGCGCCTAAACCGATTGCATATGTTTTCCAGAATCCACTTTGTGGAGATAAATGTCCTTCTTCATATCCCATTTCTTTCTCCAAACGTCTAGCATCTTCTGGGGTTAAACCAGTATATCTATTACCAGATCTTGTCCAGTAAGTACTGATATAATCTTTACAATTCTTATACTTAGCTATTCCAGCCCATGGATTTGTACGGGCGAATTTTAATATAATATCCATAGTATTTTGTTGTTACACTGCATCTTTGAATCTAAATACATAATCATAACTTATTTTATTTCCTCTTATGGATTTTCTAATAGTTGTAGAATGAATTTTAGTTTCTGCTGCAGCTTCTTTTAAACTGTTAAATTCTTTAATTACATTCAAATCTTTATCAAACATTAATACTTTTTTTGTACGTCTGGCGTTACTTTCGGCAACCGCTTTTCTGTGTTCATCAGAATAATTTAATTTGTGTGTTTCTGACATTCTTTTCTTTGCTTCATCAGAAGCTTTTCTACCTAAAGCTTTTTGTCTTAATTTTTCTTTGGTTTCCTCAGAGTGTTTTCTACCAAAAGTTCCATCACCTCCATCGGTTAAATTATAACCTATTTTTCTATCTCTGCTGTTAAAGAATTTTATGTAATACTTTTCTTTTTCTTTTAACTCCTCGGCATTTTCTGCAAAGTCGATGACTTCTAATGTGAAATTATCTTCTCCATATTTTGCCATGGATTTATGAATAGGAGCAGGTTCTCCGATGCGAGCTTCATACCAATGATGTCTGTATCTAGCACCGGAGCCCTGATTTGTTATTCCTATATAAATTTTATTAGTTATTTTGTTGGTTATCTTATATACTTCGTATGTTCGCATAATAGTAAATTTTTAAAACTCACTATTATAAACGTCAACTTCCATAATAAGTTCCAATTATTTTGAACTAATCTTCGACCTCCATCAACAATTCTCCACATGCACGGGGATCCCTAAGCATTATGCCCATTTCTCCGAGGAAATGTACAG